CATGCATCTCCTTTGGAACATCAAGCATACGGTGATGAACAAATTGCTTATCACAGTGAATATGCTGATGGTACTTTGGATGATGGTTTTTCTTGGAAAAATCCTGAATTTCATGGGAATCTCACAGGTTACGTACAAGCACGTAAACTTGTGCCTAATGAACATTATGCTAAATAAAACAACAAGTTGAGGGGGGATTTTTCTTCCTCAACTTATCTATAGTCATCCGTGAGATTAAAGTGCTAGGAAAGTAATATCCGCAACTCTAACGAAAGAATATCCTATGTCCAAGTATTATGATGACTGGGTTAAAGCTGGAAAGCCCTCATATCGATCATTCGCCAAATCTATTGGAAAAAGTGAAAGCACTGTTCGACAATCTATCAACACATACCTAAAGCGGGAATCCTCTCGAGAAAACGCTGAACAAGCTATTCTCGATGGAATGGCTGATTTAGGTTTCCACGGTCATCCAGACGGTGGTTGGGTCAAATCTCAAGTGCCTGATGCAAATGGTCGAACATACTCTTTCCGGTTCTCCAAAGATAAAGAAGAAGATGCCGAAGCCAAAATGGAAAGCATCGCTGAAAAATTCAAAGGCACTTCGCCGGTGAAATTTAAAATCCCTAAGAAAACCAAAAACAAAACTGTGAAGAAAGCTTTCATCTCGATCTCTGATCTTCACTCTGGTTCCCTCGCCTGGGGTAAAGAAACTGGTTACGGTGATTGGGATCTTGATATTGCCATGACCCGTCTACGTCAGTGGCTCACAAAACTCCTCAATCACGTTCGTGAAGAATCAGTAGATGAAATTATCTTGTTCTATAATGGGGATACTCTCCATGCTAACGGTAAAGAACCAATGACATCTACACCTGGTACAAGCCATGTGCTTGATACCGACAGCCGTCACTTCAAGATTGTAGATACAACTGCTGAAGAGATCATCTTTACCACAGATTTGGCTGCACAGATCTCTCAGGTACGCTTAGTTATCAAACGTGGCAACCATGATGGTGACAGTTATCTGACACTCCTACAGGGCGCTAAATGGCGTTACTACAATCAGAAAAACGTACTAGTTGAAGTTGATCCTAATGACTATTGGGCACATATCTTTGGTCAAGTTGCTCTCTTTGGACACCATGGTGACAAAATCAAACCTGAACGTCTAATCATGCAATTCCAACAACGGTATCGTAAAGATATCGCTGATGTAAAACACATGACTGTGTGGACAGGTGATAAGCACCACCGTAAGGTTGAACAATTCCCTGGTATCACTTGGGAACAAGCATCTAGCTGGTGTGAGCCAGATCAATATGGTTCAGCTTATGGCGACACTGCCATGGCACAAGCTGTGATATATGACGAACTTGAAGGAGAAACTGCACGTTTCACTGTTAAAGCTTCTCAAATTTTTAGCGGATCCGATTGACATTAGATCTCTAAAAAGGTGAAGTGAGTTTGTCATGATCAGTCTATAGGAGGTTAAAGTTAAAGAAATTCTCTGTCGTTCAACCCTATAGAAAGGCGGTGATCTGTATCTAGGATTTGGGCTGGTTTTTACCAGCCCTTTTCTTTTTCGGTTGTCATTTGACAACAACTGAAACTTGTAACTCAAGGAGATTATTATGAAACAAGTATTCCTATGGATTGGCGGAATCATTCTGTTTTTCGCAATCCTTTTCATTCTAAATGTTGGTGGGATGTATTCAAAATCATTCTTTGGTAAATGGAATGAAGAAATCCGCTATGACATCCAAAAAGAGAGCCAAGCTCACCGGGATGGTCTTCAACGAAACTTAGCTTCAATGCAAACAGACTACCTTAATGCTGATTCAGCAGGTAAAGCTGTCATTGAAGCCGCAGTACGTCATCAGTATTCTCAGGTTGATACCTCAGAATTCCCACCACATCTGCAGCAATTTCTAAACCAAGTTGGAATGTAATCATGAAAAAATTTTTCGCTTCTATGTTTGTCGCATTGACCTTAATGGTCGGCCTATCTTCTCCAGTTGCTGCTTGCGGTGGATTTCTTCAGTCTGCGTGCCCAACAGGGTCAGATGTTGATGTCGCTAAAGATTTAGAAAATCTTGTGAATCAAGGAAACCGCACAGTAGGTCTTCCAGGGATTACCAATTTTTTCGAAAAACAAATGGTTCGTCAATTATACGAAATGCGAGATGATCCAACATACCGGACATACTCCTACATTGTAAATTTGAACGGTGAATTCATTTTCATTTGTGATAGTATTGGTTATGGTATTAATGCATCAATCCAATACTCTAATCCAGAAAAAATGATTCACGGTCCCGGTCCCGGGACAAGTGGTCGAAGTGCCGCAACAATGCCGCAAGCTGAACCAAATGCATTGTTTATGCCTGAAGGCTTGGCTGCCACGTATGTAATGTGTTTAGATCCAACAACACTTGACAAACCTCAGCCTAAATTGGTGCCGGTGTATGTAGAGCCAAACGTTGTTGTCTCACCATTTAAACTTAAATAATATAAGAAACCCTACAGAGCTATTGCATCCGTGATGGCAACATTCACCAAAACTATTTCTGATCTGGATTCGGTTGCTGAAACCAATGAAGCTGAAGTGGAGTCGTTGAATGAACAGAAGCGTGCAATCGATACAAAGATTGCAACGGCTCAATCTGAAGCTGACAAAGCAGCAAGGATCTCCGAGGTACTCTCAGTGATTGTCAACGCTTAGACAAACTCAAATTTGAAAATCTAAACCCTGCTGGAGAAATTCAGTGGGGTTTTATTTTGTAAATAAAACAATGGAGAATATAAAATGGCTAAAGTTCGTATGAATGTGAAAATGAGAAATGATCTTACTAAGTTTGTAGACACATTTTTACCTAACTTATGTAAAAAAGAATTCAAAATTAAAGAATCAAAATACAAAAAAGCAAAAGATTTGGTTCTTAGAGATCGTCTAAAAAAGTATCCTGATGAAGATATGGCGGTATTGAAAAAATACAATCAAACAAGAAATGAATCTACAATTGTTGGAGTAGATCCTGAAGGTCGTCAAACTTCTTTAAGTCTAAAAATCGAAGATCAACCTCAAAAACCAAATAACTTTTGTTTTACTACTATTCATCCTTTCAAAGCGGCTACTGCCAAAGCAATTGATGAATATGAATTGGCTGACCACAATTACAAAGAAACAATTAAAAAACGAAGAGCAGATTATGATGCTTTAATTAATGCTTATCGATATGTTGAAGATGTAATTGAAGTTTGGCCTGCTTCTATTAAAGTCTTAGATGATTACTTACAGGCTTCTGGTCGCAATCTTCCAGTTGCTTTGCCAGAATCAGCTCTTGATAGAATCAAAAAAAGTAATCTTGGTTCTTAAATTAAAAACCCTGTTGTAAATTCAACAGGGTTTTCTTTTATGGAGGTTGTCATGACACACAAACGTTTACGTGTTGTTGAGGATGAAGAATTTGGTGGCTTAGGTCTCAAATTCGTTGAACCTCATAAATTCTGTAATGGAAAATTCACCATCCAGACTGGATTGGTATTGGCTCATGACATCATTGAACACCAACAAGGCACTGCCAAAATTGGATCTATCGGAGATGAGATGCTTGCTTTAGGCGGCATCTGTTATTCTCGAGGTCAATGGGGAGATCTAAATCGTGATGGTAGTGGAGGTTTCTATTCTACAGAAGAAAGAATCGCTTCAGACATCCTGAGTATGGCTCGTTTGTATTTTTATTCCAAAATTCCGTTCCGCCAAAAGCTTGTGCGATCTCGTAAATCAGATCCTATAGATTTTGTTGACTATGTCATCGAAGCTGCCCGGGAAAACTGGGACAAAAGTTTTGATAGATGGGAAGGATATTCCGAACCTAATCAACAACAGATCGATACATATTTGGAAGCCTGTCGAATCTACATGGTTCACGGCGCCAAACTTGCTGATCGTCGTTTTGGTTCTGGTGTGTTGGCCAATGACATGTTCTGGGAGATCGAACGTAATACGTCAGGTCTTATCCAACAGCTCGAATACGAAGGACAAGAATTCATTCTGTCCTATGATTTCAACAAGAATATCCAATTCCGTGAGGCTGAGGATCCCTTCTATTATTGAGGTGCAATATGAAAGATATATGGAAAAAATTCTCAGGTGATTTCGATTCACTGACTGACGATCAAATCGAAGAAATTTGTCAAGAAGATCAAAATCTAATTAATGAAAAAACAGAATGGTTGGAAGCAGTTGCTAGTTGGAAAGCCGCTGGCAAACCAAGAACTAAGGAGTAGTCTTATGTTTAAAATAGGTGATGAAGTTCGCCTTGTCCGCGGATGGACAAGAATGATTGTTATCGGAATTACACCTGATAACGAGATCATTGCAAAATACGACCATGGAACCAATGATCATTGGAACCAGGTTACTCTCGAAGATTACAAAAACCCTGAGTGCGCTCACCTTACGTACACTCGCCCTATGTCAGGTTTTGCAGCCTGGGATGGTAAACCAGCTGAAAGGATGCATCCGATGCCCAATAATCAATACAACATTACTCGTGGAGCTTACAAAGGCTCTTGTGGTACGTTTCTCAATAAAACATCTACCGGCAAGTTTGTTCTTGAACTCACTAACGGTGATGTTGTTACAGTAGCCGCTAAGAGCGTCTCTGAAGTGGTTCCTTTTACTTTCGAGGCAAAGGCAATTGCCAATAATTATCGCTATACATACGAAGCTCCTGAGGGCTCTACAATCTGCGAAGGTGATCTATTGATGTCAAACTCAGGCAATGTGTATGCTGTTCTTCAAACAAATACCAAATCACGATACCCTAAATCCGTATTTGCCGGTCGTCGTCTTGTAACTGAGGCTCTATGATGTTTGGTCCTGATTTTATTACGCAAAAATACATCCGTCGTTACGGACGTACTGCTCGTGTAAAAGAATGGGAAAAAAGAATTGTACATATCCAAACTGAAAATGGAGTGTGGAGAATTAATGCTCGAGGATACACATACCCTCACACTCCTAAAGCTTGGATATTACCTTTTCAAGAAGCAGAATCTCAAATCTCTCATTGTGGTCCTGAAAAAATGGGCAAGTTTATTCTTGCTCATGGTCAGGAACCCGTAATCATGCCTGGAGACAAACATGAAACTTGGTAAGCCAATGTTGGCAGACAACAAACCTTGGAACCCTGAAGCGGTAAAGTCAAATTTACCGTTGATGGGTTTTGTTAAACTCGATGGTATTCGTATGCTCGTACACGATGGTGTTGGATACTCGCGTTCCCTAAAACCTCTTCCTAACCAACAGCTCCAAGCTAAAGTAAAAGCTGCAGCTGCTGAGCTCGAAGGTTTTGATGGTGAAGTCATTGTCGGAGATCTGACTGACGAATTCTGTTTCAAAAACTCTCATCGTGCATGTATGAAAAGTGATCTGGAAGCAGATCACAAATTCTATGTGTTTGATCGATGGGATATGCCTGAAGAATCTTACTACAACCGTTTCCAGGTCGTACATGAACAGCTTGATGAAGTTCCTGTCTCCTGGGTTGAAGCTCTGGATTGTCAAGCTTTAGAAACCATGGATGTTGTGAACCGATTCATTGAACAAAACCTTGCGGAAGGTCATGAGGGCTCGATCCTTCGCCATCCGGATGCTTTGTACAAGAATGGGCGGGCCACAACTAAATCCGGTGCCATGTATAAGCACAAATCCCGTGTGGATACGGAAGTCATCATCATAGAATTCCATGAGCAGATGGAAAACCTGAACCCAAAGACTACCAATGAGCTTGGTCAATCCCAACGTTCTTCTCACCAAGACAACAAAGTCGGTAAGAATACTTTGGGTGCATTCACCTGTTCTGGTTTCTTTGAAGATGGGCGTCCATTTACTACTCGAGTAGGCGTATTTCTTGGCTTCACTGATGAAGACAAACAGAAGATCTGGGATAACCGGGATGAACTTTTGTCTAAACCAATGAAGATCAAATACATGGGTATTGGGTCTGACCAATCACCACGTACACCTGTAGCTCTCGGTTTCCGGGATCCCATCGACATGTAAGGATCAATAATTGATGCTCGGGTACTCTTGGGCCCGAACGGCAACCATAAGAACCGTCTAGCCGAGGCGAGAATACAAGGGATTCTATGACCCTCGGAACCAATTAAGAAAAGGGACCGTTGGTCTCACAACAACGAAAGGGCCGAAGAATGGGATGCGATATTCACTGCGTCATTGAACGCAAGCGCGAAGGCGACATGAGATGGGTCGGCATCCAGTCCAGCGACAACATGAAGGACAGACCTACTTATGCGCAGCGCGACTATGGCTTTTTCGGCGAACTCGCTAGTGTTCGAGATAAATCGTCTAAAAACCGCTACCCACAGAACCTACCGGAAGATGTAAGTGATCTTTCTTGGCAGGAATACATGCAAAGCCCAACAGACCATCATAGCGCTTCACACTTGCCTTTGAGTGAATTTTGCCAAGCATGGGTGGACTGCAACAATTCTCGTGATGAGGCTTACAGAAACACTAGAATACGCTCAGATCATGCGGTTTACGACCTTACGGGCGTTGATACGGATTACCCAGAAAATACGGTTTACCGTGTTGTTTTTTGGTTCGATAATTAAGGAGAGCAAAGCCATGATCAGGAATTGGTTTTTCAAATGGTTGAATAATGGTGCCGTTCTTGCCAGCGCCCTACCAGAAGAGACTATGTGCGCGGTTCCTAAATGCACTCATAAGGCAACAGAGCAATGGTTGCCATCTTTCTGCGCCTTACGTGAAGCGGGGATTGAGATTGATTGGGTCCTCGTTTGTGATTTTCACGACTTAGCCATCAATGAAAATGCTGTGCGTGAATTGTTTGGTGATAAATACGAGGCCGAGTTGAAGGCTTACAGAAATAGACGAATGCCGGAATTAATTTAGGGGAGCAAGACTTATGGCTGAGACTATACGAGAAGAACTTGATCGCCTTAGAATGAAGGCATGAATAGAGTACGTTTATGAAGCCCAAGACATGTGGAAGATCTCACAAAAAGGTTTTGTGTACAAACGTGAGGAAAACCCTAATAAACGTGGTGGATATGAGATGGTCCTATACACTCGAGAAAACCATCCCGCATTTCAATACTAAGGAAACAATCATGTTCAAAAACTATCTTCTCTCAACCAGCTCACATCAAGTGTTGGGCTATATGGTCATGCGTAATATGATCGATAAACTCGAAGCTCAGCGTGCTGAACGTCGTGATATTCGTTTAAAACGAGTTCTTCACGAGAAAGCCGCTAAACAACAAGGAGTTTCAGTGTAATGTTTTATGCTGGTATTGGTGCTCGTAAGACACCAGACAACGTCTTACAATCCATGGAAGCCGTAGCTGCTTATCTTGCTTCTGAAGGACATACTTTGCGTTCTGGAGGAGCTGATGGTGCAGATATGGCTTTCGAAAATGGATGTGATAGAAACCAAGGCAAGAAACAAATCTTCTTGCCTTGGGAAGGCTTCAATAATCATCCAACCTCAAACCGTTCCAATCAGTTCATTACTCGAGTTAAAGCACATGCTGTAGCCCGGGATATGGCTGAAAAGTTTCATCCTGCCTGGGGTAAACTGAACGAACCAGCTCAACGAATGATGATCCGGAATTGCTACCAGGTTTTAGGACCACATTTGGCTTCTAAATCAGATTTCATCTTGTGCTGGACTCCTGGAGGCAAAGTAACTGGTGGAACCGGTCAAGCTCTTCGAATCGCTAAACACTATGAGATCCCAGTTCTCAATTTTGGTTCAAAATCTCTGGATAAAATTGAATCGGAGCTTATGAAAATCCTGAAAGGATAAACCATGATTACGGACAATATTTTTAAAGCTTGGACTGCAGGCTTTGTACGTCGTTGGCATACACAACCTCAATTGGTTGACTCTAATGACCCAGATAGTGGACATCAACATCGTTGTACAATTTTACTTCTTCTGTTCTGGCCAAATAGTTCCAGAGCCTCAATCATCGATACTTTGGTTCATGATCAAGGAGAATGTGATGTAGGTGACATGGCACGGCCGGCTAAACAATCAAATCCACAAGTTCGTAATCTTTTGGAAGAAATTGAAAAAGTTTCAATTCTTAAACAAGGATTCCAACTTAACGACATTACAAATGAAGAACTGTTACGTCGTAAATTTGTTGATCTTCTGGATTCTTATGTGTGGATGTTACGTCATAAACCACACATGCATAAATTTTCTGAATGGGAAGAGCAACGTGATCTCCTGGATAAGTGGGCTTCTGATTTAGAAATTTATCGTCCATATCTACGTTTCATTCAAGAAGCTGAACGTCAGCTGTTACCATGAGTGAAATCGAAGAATTACGTGATGAGATTGAAACTCTTAAACGTGAGATGATCAATCTTCGTGCCGGACAGCGTGCTTTCTTTCAAGAACTCGAATCACACTTCATCTCAGATGTGGACATAAGTGTTCGTGGTCCTTGTACTATGATTCTCACCGGAGAATACAAAGGCCGTGGCTTCATCAAATTCTATGATATGGATCTTGATGAGTTTAGGGCTCGAGTAGAAGAGATGAGAGGACGAAAGTCACTCAGAAATATTGATGCTCCTCATGATGTGCTCCAATCTTTTAATCTTTAGAAATCAGAGACCTACCTAACATTATAAGGTGGGTCTCTTTTTATTTCCTACTACATGTTGCGATAGTAGGATCGACCTGATAGCAACGACTTCCAACCTCTTACAATGAAAGGATTTCAACATGACATCAAATCATGTATTGCCCACTCTGTATCAACAATTCATCCACCAAACCCGATACGCTAAGTGGCTAGTAGACGAAAATCGTCGAGAAACCTGGAGCGAAACAATTGATCGCTACACTAATTCAATGTCCAAACATCTGGTATCCAATCATAATATGAATCCTGATGATCCTATTTTTGATGAACTCAATCTAGCAATCAAAAACCTTGAAGTAATGCCTTCAATGCGAGCTATTATGACTTCAGGTCCAGCCTTAGATCGTGATCATATTGCTGGTTTCAACTGCTCATTTATTCCTATAGACCACCCTCGGGCTTTTGATGAGATGGTATATATTTTAATGTGCGGAACCGGTGTTGGCTTCTCTGTTGAACGACAACAAGTTTCCAAATTACCAAGTGTCCCAGATGCACTATTTCCAACTGATACGACTATTTCTGTACGTGACAGCAAAATGGGATGGGCCAAAGCAGTAAAACAGTTAGTTGCTATGCTTTATGCAGGTGAAATTCCAGAATTGGATATTTCAAAAGTACGTCCTGCTGGAGCCCCTCTGAAAACTTTCGGTGGCCGAGCCTCTGGACCAGGACCATTGGTAGATCTTTATGACTTCATGGTTCAAGTATTCCGAGGAGCATTGGGTCGAAAACTCACATCATTAGAGTGTCACGATATTTGCTGTAAAATTGGTGATGTTGTGGTTTCTGGTGGTGTACGTCGATCAGCACTAATTTCTCTGTCTAACTTATCCGATCAACGTATGCGTGAAGCTAAATCAGGTCATTGGTGGGAAGGTACTCCCTGGCGTCGACTTGCAAATAATTCTGTTGCATATACAGAACGTCCAGATGTTGGTCAGTGGATGGATGAGTGGAATTCCATTTATCAAAGTAAGTCTGGTGAACGTGGTGTTTTCAACCGTGAATCGGCTATCAAGCAATGCTTGAAATTTAACCGTTCAGTGGAAGATACACACGGTAATCAATACGAATTTGGTGTAAACCCTTGTGGTGAAATCATTCTTCGTCCTTTGGAATTCTGTAATCTATCTGAAATCATTGCTCGACAAAATGACACTGGTGAAGATCTCGCACGTAAAGTACGTCTAGCTACAATTCTAGGAACCTATCAAAGCAGCTTAACTAATTATCGGTACATCCGTCAGGCTTGGAAAGATAATTCTGAAGAAGAGCGTCTTCTTGGTGTCTCATTTACAGGTATTATGGACAGTCCTCTTCTAAATGGCCGTGGTACATCTCGAGATGAACGTAACCAACTACTGGAAAGCTTACGTGATCTAGCAGTTCGTGAAAATGCTACTTGGTCCAAGAAATTTGGTATCAACCCTTCAGCTGCTATCACATGTGTAAAACCATCAGGAACGGTTTCACAGCTTACAGATAGTGCGTCAGGTATCCATAGTCGTTTTGCTGCTCAATACATTCGTACAGCTCGAAACGACACTAAGGATCCTATCACACAATTTATACTCCAGCAGGGAATCCAAGGTGAAGTCGATTTAATGAATTCAGACAATATTGTCTTTTCATTTCCAATCACCAGTCCTGCAGGTTGTATTACTCGAAATGAACGTACAGCAATTGATGAACTAGAAAATTGGTTGGACTTTAAAACTCACTGGTGTCAACACAATCCTTCAGTCACGATCAATGTACGTGAGCATGAATGGCCAGAAGTTGGTGCATGGGTATGGAATCATTTCGATGATATTGCCGGGGTAAGTTTCTTACCTCACTCGGAACATATCTACAAACAAGCGCCTTACCAAGACGCAACTACCAAACAAGTCCAAAAACTTGCTGATATGACACCAAATTCTATCGATTGGGCTCAACATGTTGAAAAACAGGATGAGACCACAGGTACTCAAGAATTAGCGTGTTCTTCTGGTGTCTGTGAGATTTAAACAGACTAAGTTATAATTAAACCGTCTTCCTTAATTGGAAGGCGGTTTTTGCACATTCAAAGGATTGAAACCATGGGTCTCAATAAAGAACAACAAGCCGCTTTTATGAGCGTGATCAAATTCATGAATGATCCAAACGAACAATTCATGGATGTATCAGGTGGTGCTGGGACCGGTAAAACTTATTTCATTTCACAGGTAGCGGATGGAATTCTACGACATAAGAAGTCTGGAAATCCTCTCCATACAGTTGCTATTACAGCAACGACCAATAAGGCTGCCGCGGTAATTGCAGAAGCCATGCCTCATCGAGCACTAGAGATTGGAACTGTTTACAGTTTCATGAATCTCCGTCTCAATGAGAATTTCAGTAATGGTACGGTATCTGTCGTTCCAACTCGGAATTGGACAGTCCATTCTGGAATTTTCTTGATTATCGACGAGTGCTCAATGATCAACAAAGAACTCTTCAAATATCTAGCCAAAGGTCTGGATAAGACTTGTAAGGTTTTGTTTGTTGGTGATCGTAACCAGCTGGCTCCAGTCAAAGAAACACTGTCTCCGATCTATCAAAACAACTATTCAACAGCACATCTAACTAAGCCAGTTCGAAATGCTGAACAGCCTGCTTTGATGGCTCTTTGTGAACAAGCCAAACAAACAGTTTTGACTGGTATATTTACGCCTATCAAAGAAGTTCCTGGTGTGATTGATTTTGTTGACAACACCACTCTCCGCGGAATTTTGGAACGTGAATACAACCAAGAAGATGAGGGTAAACGAGTTCTTTGTTACACCAATAAACGTGTTGTTCAATACAATGAGTTTATTCGTGAACTCCGCGGTTATACAGACCCATTCGCTGTTGGTGAGATTCTCTCAAACAATGAATCAGCCGAACTGACAGGAAAGATTCGTCTTTATACTGATCAATTGGTACGTGTCACCAAAGTGGTTTCCGATCGAGAAGATCCAAATATTGTCAAAGGACATAATATCCGGGTGATTGATTTGGAACTTGAAGATCTTGGTTCAGGTGTGCCATACAGTGTGACCTGTTTCCCGAACTCTTCTGATCGACGTGAAGTATTGAACTACTACGCATCGAACAAAGTATGGGACCGGTATTTCCGTATCAAAAACGGTTATCCGGATCTTCGTGCAGTTGCTGCATCGACAACTCATAAAGCACAAGGATCTACGTACAACTCTGTGATCGTAGACTTGGCAGATATTGGGACATGTACAAATGAAGAGCAGACAGCTCGCATGCAATATGTGGCACTATCGCGCCCCAAACAACGGATCTTTATCCGTGGAACTTTACCTGAAAGGTATTTCAAATGACCCCACTAAACAAAATCGAACGTTACTACTCTTGTAGAATTGATTTTGAAGCTTCTTGGGATGATTTAGAAAAGATCAAAACAAAAGCTTTTAAGTGGGCCGGGACTTCTGTTGATTTAGAGTCTTTCGATGGAAATCCTGCTTGTCACCCATATTTGGAAGTAAAATCCCAATCCATGGAAGCAATATCTCAATGGGTTGGGAAAACTTACCGATACATCAATCGTTTCAAGAATGTGAGGCTTTTATCATGAAATATGAAATCATTGGCCGTAATAAAGTGGATCCAACAATTGCGATCCTCTGTCCTCGAATCCAAAAAGGAGAGATTGAGAAACATTACTATGATCCTTACCTGGCTGGTTTAGGGGAAGATATAATGGTCTGTGATCTCTTCATTGATGGAACTAAAAAGAAAACATCTGCAGCTCAAATCAAAGAATATTTGAACGATTTGCTCCCTAATCTGATTGATGCGGGAATTAAGATGGTGGTTGTAACTCAACCAGATTACTTCAAAGTTCTGACTAAGAAATCCAAGACAGATGCTACTATCGGAGACGTTGTATCAACTGTTTTAGGTGATGAATTGCTTGCAACATATTGTCCTAACTACTCTCGGATATTCTATGATCCAGACAAAACCAAAGCAAAAATCAAACTTGCAATGGATGCTGTCTTTCGTTGGGCCGATGGAGATACTTCAGCTGTAGGCGCCAATATCATCAAATACGCTGCCTACCTTAAAACCAATGAGGAAATCCTCGAGTGGTTGGACAAATTGTATGAGATGGATTGTGATCTTACATGTGATATTGAAGGCTTCGGCCTTAAACACTATGACGCCGGGATCGGTACAATCACATTCTGTTGGAGCGAGACTGAAGGTATTGCTTTCCCTGTGGATTACGAATCCCTGGAAGAACAAGATGGAAACCTGGTAGGTAAATGTGTTCCAAATCACGAGATTCGAGCAGCATTGAAAACCTTTTTTTATGCTTTCAAAAACAAGATGATTTATCACAACATCTGTTATGATGTTTACGTCTTGGTTTATCAACTGTTCATGGATCATATCCTTGATCAGGATGGCCTTCTGGAAGGATTAAATGTACTTCTACGAAACTGGGATTGTTCTCAGTTAATCACATATCTGGCGACAAACTCCTGTGCCGGCAATGAGTTGGGTTTGAAAGTTCAAGCTCAAGAATATGCCGGTAATTATGCTCAAGAAGATATTAAAGACATTCGATTGATACCAATGGATGATCTTCTTGAATATAACCTCGTTGATGGATTGAGCACTTGGTACGTGTACAAAAAGAACCTACCAATTGCGATTGCTGATCAGCAAATGGGTGTTTACAATGACATCTTTGTCCCTGCAGTGATGGACATCATACAGATGCAACTATCTGGTATGCCTATCAATATGTGGAAAGTAAAACGTCTCAACAAAAAATTGCAGGCTGAATCTAATGCCTTAGAGCAGCGCATGCTGAACATGCAAACTGTTCAAGGATTTTTGGATACTCTTCGTGACGAATATGTTGTGAAGAAAAACTCCGAGTACAAGAAAAAAGTAATCACAGTTAGTGACATACCTCCAGGCAAAGTTGAGTTTAACCCCAACAGTGCTCCACAGCTTCAGAGACTTCTATATTCTGAAGATTTTCTTGGTTTACCGGTATTAGATTATACCGACTCAAAGCTTCCAGCAACGGGAGCTGATACTTTGGAGAAGCTTTTATCCCATACAAATGATCCGGACGTTACGTCCTTTCTTGGGATACTAATCGAGTACAAAGCATCTGCGATCATCCTATCAACCTTTCTCCCTGCTTTCTTAAAAGCACAAAAAGGCAATGACGGATGGCACTATTTGTTTGGTAATTTTCGATTAGGTGGTACTGCATCTGGTAGACTTTCGTCTAACAACCCCAACCTACAGAATATCCCATCTTCTGGGTCTAGTAAGGTCAAAAAAAGACTTGCGAAACTCATTAAGGAATGTTTTGAAGCACCTCCTGGATGGTTATTTATAGGGCTCGACTTTGATTCTCTTGAAGATAAAATTTCTGCGGTTACAACCCGCGACCCAGAGAAAATCAAAGTGTATTCTGATGGCTATGACGGACACTGCCTTAGGGCTTTGGCGTACTTTGGTGATCAGATGCCGGATATTGAATTGTGTCCTGAGGGTGCAGTTGCCTACGAAGCAATTATCAATGGTGAACCAGTCTATTTCCATTCGGAAGAGCAAATCACTTATCAAGGACAGCCCATGACTGGTCAGGAACTGTTCGACAAACTTAATAAGTAAGGAAACCACATGGCAAAATCTCAACAAGTAAAAGTCCAGGAAAAGCGCCGGCAAATTGTATTTCGAGATGGTCAACGTTTAGATCTGCACAATGTCACTGCTTTTGATCCTTCAGGGTCTTGGCTGCGTCTATGGTCAGATGAAGGTCTGACAATTTTAAATACAGATCTGATTCTGTACCATCAAGTGAAGGCTGATCTACGTGCTGATGATCAGACAGAGGTATAACAATGGATATTGATATTATCACAGCAACAGCACGAATCGCTCATGAAGCTAATCGTGTTTGGTGTGCAGAAAATGGAGACAACTCTCAACCATCTTGGGATAATGCTCCTGATTGGCAACGGGAATCAGCTATCAATGGGGTCACGTTCCATGCTGGTCATTGATGATGAAATCACATCAGTAAAAGAAGTGAAACCCTCACAGCATAATGTTGTGAGGGTGAACTCCATTTCCAAACTCTACAAAAGCCTACGTCAAGACAGTAAGGTTCCTACTTTTGCTCTTACTTATGATGGCACGTATGTGACATTAATGAAAAACGTTGGTTTGAGTGAAGAGGTGGCTAAATCGATCGAAGCCAACTACCATGAGCTATATAAAGTTTCAGATGAATGGAGTCAGGCTCGAATCGAAGAAGCTTCTAAACTGGGCTATGTGGTTATTGCATTTGGATTGCGTCTTCGCACTCCATTGCTGAAACAAGTTATTCTGGGAACAAGCAAAACACCTCATGAAGCAGCTTCTGAAGGACGAACTGCCGGCAATGCATTAGGACAATCCTGGTGTATGTTGAATAACCGAGCAGCTTCAGAATTTATGGGTAAAGTTCGTAAAAGCCCTCATCGATTGAATGTGAAACCATGTGCTCATATCCATGATGCTCAATATTATCTGATTAAAGATGATATGCGAACATTATTGTATGTAAACAAACACTTGTCACAAGCTGTTCGTTGGCAAGAAGATCCTTTAATCCAGAATGAACACATCGACATGTCAGGTAAATTGGAAATATTCCATCCTGATTGGAACCATGGATTTGATATCCCAAACGATGCTGATGAGACAATCGTAAAAGATTTGATCCTGAAACATCTCGAAGAATTAGATTCCTAATTTCCTTGGTTTGTAGAATATTCTACCACAAATAAGGATATTCTTAGAACAATATCCTACGAAAGGACCGTATCATGGTAAAAATTACCAATGACCATAAAATTGACTTACCTCTTGCTGTTTGGCTTCTTCAAGACGGCTACAACTCAGGTGCTTCTGAAGCTCCTCCAGGTGAGTTAATCTCGGTCACAACTCTCATGAAACCAACACGACAGTTGATCTTAAAACGTAAAGTCGACATGGCAGCTGAAACTATGGATGTATCCGAAATGGTTGCTGCTCGTATGGGACATGGTCTTCACGATTCTATCGAACGGGCTTGGACAGAAGGTAATTGGCAAAAAGCTATGCGTCAATTACACTATCCTCAGAAGATCATCGATCGCATTAAGATCAATCCTGATCCAAAAACTCTGAAAGATGATGATATTCCAATTTATTTGGAAAAGCGTGGCTTCAAAGAATTTGAAGATGTTGTCATCACAGGACAGCTAGACTTTTTGATTGGCCAAGCTTATCGGGACTTCAAGTCCACATCGACCTACTCTTATACCAGTGGGAGCAAAGACCAGGATTATATCCTTCAAGGTTCAATGTACCGGTGGATTATGCCTGAACTCATTAAAGACGATACAATGCGTATCGAATTCATCTTTACTGATTGGGCAAAGTATCGTGCTAAAGCTGATCCTAAATACCCTCAAACTCGTGTGACCCACAAAGAATATCCTTTGATGTCTATTAAAGAGACTGAAGAGTGGATTCACGACAAACTGGCCAATATTCGTAAGAATGCAGGTCGATCACAAGACCAAATGGTACGCTGTACAGACAAAGAGCTGTGGCGCCAGGCGGATTCTTTTAAATACTACTCCAACCCTGAGACTGCTAAGAAAGGCGGCCGTTGTACAAAACGGTTTGATTCTGATGTAGATGCCCAACTTCATATAAAGGAAAAAGCCAAAGGGGTTATTGTGAGAGAACCCGGACAAGTCAAGGCATGTACATACTGTCCTGTATGGTCTATATGTTCCCAAAGAAAGGAATATTTCCATGACGACGCTAAACCAGTTTAAACAATATCTCTCTTATGATCCATCATCAGGAAAGATTGAATGGATCAAATCTCCAACTCCAAAAATACCAGCGGCTTCGGTTGCTGGTTCTATAAACTTAGATGGTTATCGACAAATTAAGTTTCAAAACAAAATCTACCAAGCTTCACATGTGGCTTGGTTTCTAACTCATGGAATTTGGCCGGCTCAAACTATTGATCATATTAACGGTATTCGTGATGACGATCGAATAGTAAATTTAAGAGAATCTTCTCATCAAGAAAACTGTTGTTCTCGTGTTGTACGCTCGGATTCAACAAGTAAATTAAAAGGGGTTTCGAAACACAATTCTCAATGGAGAGCTCGTATCTGGGATCCTGTTTTAAAAAAGAACATGAACTTAGGTGTATTTACTTCTTCTGAATTTGCAGCCAAAGCTTATGACAAGATGGCTATCAAAATACATGGAAAATTCGCCAAAACAAACAAAAGCATGGGTCTCATCTGACACTGCTTTTTCGGTTTGTGAACAACGAAAGGAATACTTCCCCGATGTCTAATACATTTGATCTCAGTGTTGTGGAAAATACACCACACCATGCCGCTATGAGTGAGCTCACAGACATTCTCTGTCACCGTACAGGGAATGTTAATCGTGAATTCTTTCAAGCTGAAGTGGCATATTTTCTGGGTCTGATTCCGAGCAGCCTGAGAGCTCAAATTATCAGCCCAGAACGGGGCACTCTCCCGATTAACATTTACTCCATTGCCTTAGCCACATCTGGCTTTGGCAAGGGTCACTCTGTCAGCCTAATGGAAGATGTCATCTCTGATTTTCGTGAAGAATTTACTCACAGTGTTTTCAATACAATTGCAGAGAAGTCTCTCTTCGACATGGCTGTGGACATTGCAGCTGCTAAAGGCGGTGATGAAGATGAAGAAGAACGTCAACTGATTGCTGATTTTAAGCGTCAAGGACACGCTCCTTTCATCTTTGACTCCGGTACTGGCCCAGCTGTCAAACAGCTACGCTACAAGCTTCTCCTGGCTCGTGCTGGGGCAATCAACTTCCAAATGGATGAGATTGGTTCCAACCTGGTCAGTAACAATGAAGTCTTAAATGTATTACTCGAACTGTACGATCTTGGTCGTATCAAAACCAAACTGGTAAAGAACACCCAAGATAACGAACGTGGGATGGATATTGTTGGTGATACGCCGGCAAACATCCTGATGTTCGGTACAACATCAAAACTCTTTGATGGTAGCAAGACTGAGGAAGAGTTCTTTAGTTTCCTAGAAACAGGCTATGCTCGACGTTGTTTCTTCGGCATCGGTAAACCATTCGTAATGAATGCCACGGTTGATCCTGAGGACGTGTATAACGGACTGGTGTCGAAGAATCGCTCTCAAGCTCTGCAAATGTGGAAAAATCGTCTACGCAAGTTTGCAGATATGAAATACTATAATCAGAAATTGGATGTTCCAAAAGATGTAGGTGTTGAACTTATCTCTTACCGTCTGTTCTGTGAAAAATTGGCAAATGATATGCCTGAACACGAAGTTATTCGTAAAGCAGAAATTAGCCACCGGTATTTCAAAGCATTAAAATTAGCCGGTGTATATGCATTCTTGGATGAAAACCAAGATATCACAATGGAGAACCTTCACCAGGCTATCAAAATGACAGAAGAGAGTGGCGGAAGCTTTCAGACACTTCTGAAACGTGAACGTAACTTTGTTCGTTTAGCCAAATACATCGCTGAATCTCCTGGAGATTTGACGCATGCTGATTTGGTTGAAGACTTGCCATATTATCCATCCTCTACAACTCCTCGTCGGGAGATTATGGATTTGGCAATGGCATGGGGTGTAGGCAACCACGTTGTTATCAAAAAGAAAGTGGTACAGTCAGTAGAATTCTTCTCTGGCTCAACACTTCAAGAGACAGACATGGAAAAGCTTACATTCAGTTTCTCAGATCACTTTGCATCGGATTACACTCCAGAAGCTAAGTCTCTGGACGATCTCCCAAAACTATTGGCTGCACCAGATTTTCACTGGTCAAATCACCGATTCGATAAAGAGCATCGTTCTGAAGACAATGTGATTGAAGGCTTTAATATGCTGGTTGTGGATGTTGATGGTGGTATTTCATTGAATGCTTGTCATGAGCTTTTGAAAGATTACACCTACATCACATCAACGACAAAACGTCATACGGATGAGGAAAATCGATTCCGTCTGATTATGCCAACCAACTACGTGTTGCAATTGGATAAACCTGACTACAGAGAATTCATGGATAGCTTTCTTCTTTGGCTTCCATTCGAATCCGATAAATCCGCAAATCAGCGATCTAAAAAATGGATGACAAATGAAAACTCGATCGTCAAAGTCCACCGCGGCACACAAGTAGTGGATGTTCTACCATTCATTCCTAAAACCAAACAAAACAGTGAGTACACGAAATCCGTGGCAGATCTGGGACGTTTGGATAATTTAGAACGTTGGTTCTTGAACCATATGGATATTGGAAATAGAAACAACAACCTGTTAAATTTTGCAATGATGCTGAAGGATGCAGGAGTGGCGTATGACGAGCTATCCAGCAAAGTCCATGATCTCAATGAGCGGTCAATGTCTCCTCTGAAAAAGGATGAGGTAGAGACCACGGTATTGAAATCGGTCGCTCAAAAAATGGAGGCATAATGGTTGATCCTGAAATGCCAACACAACAACTGTTACTGCACTTCGGTGAGTTAACTCGGGATGAAATTCTTTTAGTCCGGGCAGCTCTCCGATTTGCTAACAGCCAAAACCAAAGGAAAACGAATGTCGAACGAACATCCAAAAAGCCTTCTGATTAGTGGTGAATCTGGGGTAGGTAAATCAACCTCTCTGATGAACATGCGTGGTCAAGAAGGCGTGCTCTATTTGAACTGTGATAGTGGTAAACCACTTCCATTCAAAAATAAATTCAAACGTGTAACAATCGATGATCCTTACGAAATCTTTGATCTGTTTGATCAAGTCACAGCTGACACTTCAGGCCGTTTCCACACAATTGTGATTGATACTGTTTCTTTCATGATGGAACGTTTTGAAGCTGTTCATATTATCGGTGCTGCCGATACAATGAAAGGCTGGGCGAACTATGGTAACTTCTTCCGCACTCTCATGAATGAGTACGTGGCGAAGTGTCCTGCATATGTCATCTTCCTGGGTCACTTAGATGTCCAGATCGATGAAAACACTGCTGAAAAAACGATCACAGTACCTGTTAAAGGTGCTTTGAAACGTAACGGCCTTGAGGCTTATTTCACCACTGTGATCAACGCTCGGAAGGTAAAAATCAAAGAACTGGAAAAATACGACAGTGAATTGTTGACCATCACAGAACGTGAAAAAACTCTTGGTTTCAAACACGTATTCCAGACTTTGACCACAAAACAAACCGTAGGTGATCGGATACGTTCTCCTTTGGGTTTGTTCAAGGATGAGGACACGTATATCGACAACGATGCACAGCTCGTCATTGATCAACTTGTGAAATACTACGCAGAGTAGTTCTTCACCAAACACACGAAAACCAAACCTAACTAAGAAAGGGACTATCATGTCCAATATTTTCGCAGGTAAAAAAGGCGTATCAGAAGACAAAGTCGAAGAGGATTTCCTCGGTGGCGGTGGTGTTCTGGATACTGACCTTTATACAGCCACAATCAAAACAGCGTACCTCAGCAAATCTGGTTCTTCAGATGCTCGTGCAATGAACCTCATCCTGGATATTAATGGCAAAGAAGTACGCCAGCAGATCTGGATGACCAACGGCAAAGGCGATGTCACATACAAAGATAAGAAAACTGGCAAAGATCGTAACCTTCCAGGTTACAGCCAAGTCACATCTCTTTGTTTGCTGGTGGCCGGCAAAGAAGTCGGTGCCATGGATGTTGAAGAAGTCACAGTGAAAATCTATGACTACGATGCTAAAAAAGAACTGCCACAAGCAGTTGATTGTTTTGTCGAACTTCATGGTGAAACTGTCAACATTGCATTGCAGCGTCAGACGGTTGATAAAACCAAGAAAGATGACAACACAGACAAATACGAACCAACTGGTGAGACCCGTGATCAGAATGAAGTTGTGAAATTCTTCGCAGCTGACAAACTGGTTACAATCTCTGAAGTATCCGAATTCATCAAAGGCTTGGGTGGCAACTTCGATGATGAAATCGAAAACGGCAACATCTTGCGTGCCATCGAACAGATGGAAGATGAACACGGGAACTACGCCGATAAATGGCTAGAGAAGAACAAAGGCCAGACATACGACAAATCCAAAGGTAAATCCTCTGGTGGTAAGTCGTTTGGAGGTTCTTCAGCCTCAGGTGGTGACGAAGGCAAATCTGCCAAGAAAACCAGCCTGTTTGATTAAGCCCTATGGGGCCGGTCAAAACACCTGAACTAACGGGGCTCGAGCGTGTTTTCATTCTCGAGCTTCCGTTACGTGAAAAGGTGAACAAACGTACCTATGAAGCGATAAATCTCAATATCTATCGTAATCAACACCACTACAAACGAAACAATCAGAAAAATGCTTTTCATGATCGTATGAAGAAGCCTCTGTCCAAACTTCCCAAATTGGGAAAGGTATGGCTGCACTACGAGATTTTTCCTAAAACTCGCCGGCGTCTTGATACCATGAATCCTGGTTCAGTGATTGATAAGTTCTTTTCGGACTGTTTAGTGGATGAAAAAATACTTACCGATGACAACTATGAATATGTTGTTTTCAACTCTTTTTCTGTTGGTTGTGTGGATAAAATCAATCCTCGCTGCATGGTTACAATAATTGAACTCATTGATCCGAAGGAAGATGAAATGAAACTCTCTATGACAGCTAATCTGTCCACTGAAGATGTCCAAGCCGCAATTGCAGCCTGGGTGACTGAAGAAACAGGTCAAGAAGCCTCAGCAGAAGATGTTACTCTGACAGCTGATGGTGCAACGGTTTCCGTTGGTGAAGCTCCGGCCGCCAAAGCGAAACCAAAAACAAATCGCCGCACAAAGGCTCAAATGGAGGCTGACAAAGCAAAGGAGGTCTCCGATGATACCGTGGAAGAGACTAGTGCAAGCAGCACTCCTGGGGATGACGCAGGAACTGGTGAACCAACAGAAACAGGTTTTACGGACACAAAGTCCGAAGATGAACCCACCACTAAAACCGAAGGGGAGGGTAAAGAGTCAAAAAACCCTTCCGAGGACAACCCAGAGGAATCCTCTAATGACGGTGGTGAAGAAGCAGCCGAAGAGCCTGCTCCTAAAAAAGTAAAGAAAGGATCGATCTTTGACACCTAAGGCCATTGGTCTATCGTTTCTCTTTGGTGTTCTTGCAATTGCAATTGTCACGGCCGGTATTGCTCTGGGCATTGTCATTGCGTTCTTAACTCCATTTTTCATAGTTTTCACGGGACTATGGATTTTGTGGTTTATCACTCGTGATTATCCGGCGCCAGACTCTGGGTCTGGTACTAAGTAATTGCAGAACATTCCTGAAGCGGGGTTGATGTTTTCATCAACCCCATTCCACCATTAAAAGAGGAATAGGATAATGAATGAAGTCGATTTTGATTCTATATTGGGAAAACATGTTCTCGATACAGCTGTAATTGAAAGTGTTATTACTCACGAAAATACTTATTACGAAGATTCTAACCGTTTTGCGTTTGGTTTAGATGGTAAAGTTTTTGTCGCTACTGAAGATCCAAGTGATGGATATCGTTCTTATTTGAAATCATTTGAAGTAACTGACGATACTTCTTTTATTAAAGGCGCAGCTCCTATCAAACGTAAAGTTTTAGTGACTAGAATGTCTGATGACTACAACTCTGTAAATGATGTTTTAGTCTTTACTGATGTTGAGACTGGTCATATCTGGATGCGTATTGGTACTGCTAACACAGACGATTATTATCCTTATTGTGTTTTAGATTGGCATCCCATGAAACCTATTTAAATTCTGAACGTTAATTCCGTCAGATACTGAGTTGTACGACGAATATTCCGTAACCCAATCGTCGATGATTCTAGCTCAACGGTAGAGCACAATAACATGAAGATGTATGGTTCGAGTCCTACACTTCATCGACACTCAATGAAAGGCAGTAACATGAAACTCACAACAGGTCATACTCGACGACATGGTAAGGGTATTATGTCTCACGAACAAATTCTTTATTTTGCAATGAAAGGAAAGTTTTCTTGGGGAATCGGTTTTGGAGAGAAACAAAAATGCCAAGACATGATTAAAGCGGGATTGCTTAAAAAAGAAAAACGACCTTCAAATTGGTCTTGGAGAGATGGAGAATTGTACTCTATAACTAATAAAGGCAAAAAGAAATATTTAGATCTCCAGCAGTAGGAGGTTCTTCCAGAACCGGATGGAATAGAGGAGCAATCAGCCAGGTTGATTGTAGACTGCAAACCGGTGAGGCGAAAGCCCGGGCCAATTAGCATCTGATTGGTATTAATTCGAATTTCTATCGTCAAAGTAGCATCCTGACCATAGAAAAGGCTTTGTACGTTTGCCATAGATAACGTTCTAGTCGCTGAAACTATAACATCAGTCCTTTGTGGCAATTCCAAAGGTTGTTCGAGCTGCTACTCGAAAACTGCCTGGGGATCACGTTAAGCGGTAATAGACCATACGTTTAATGCCCCACTAATTCACGAATACAGGAGCGGCACTCAGGCGCACGATGTATTTAAAACGGAGAAAAGCCTGAGAGGTTTTCTTAGCAAATTCTGTACCTGCGGCTGGTGCGATGCCAGTGCGAATCAGAAAGACGACCTGGATAAGTCATTAAACTTTCCATCCGGCCCGTTAGACCCGTACCATTATCCCCTCATGGTACGGGTCTTTATTTTCCTACTGGTCTGCCCAATCAGCCAACTGAACCCATGGATTAAGTTCAGGTGAACCAAACAGCATATCCCAACCCAGTGAGTAATCAAGACGATCCTGAGCAAGTACACTGACCAAGTTATCGTTTACCGGTGAACCAAGATCACCAACAGTACCAGCTGTAATCAATGCACGAACAGGATTGTCACGCATAATCTTCAGTGCAGTTTTCATAATCCGGATCTTAAAGGTCAAGAACCATGTGGCACCAAGTCCCTCAAGATATTGACGAGTACGACCAGGTAATACAGAGAAGTTCACGAACTCTTCGTTGATACGCTCCATGGCTTTAGTAGGATCCATTCCTTCACGAGCAACATAGTGATCATACAAGATCGATTTAGCGATGAAGTCACCATACTGAACCGCTTTGTTAGCGCCTTTGTACAATGCCGTGTCTTTTGACATGATACCGTACTTGGCAACAGTCTGTACGCCGGCAGGAAGCTTATTCAGTTGGTTCTCTACCCATTCACCCATACGACCAGATGTAAGCTGTACATCGAGCTCTGTGATGCCTTCAGAGATGTTCTTATAAGCACCTGCCTCAATCAGAGGAGCAATACTCATACGAGCATTCTGATCTTTCACAGTCTGGATCTGACTTTCCAAAACAGCGACACGGTTTTTGTCTGTAGCTGCTAATTGGATTTGTGTTTCCAACTCGATTAGTTTTGTAACATTACCATTGTAAGCCTCAATTTCAGCCAACTTTTCACGAGTACCACGGATGGTGTCTTTAGCACCAACACCCCGGGTAGAAAGCTGCATCATGTTTGCCTGAGCATTCATGTAAGGCACGATCAGAGATCGAACCACGATAAGATCTTTAGCAGTAGATACAACGCCCTGTACGCCTTCCTCAGCACGAGAAAGCATTGCTACGGCCTTGTCACCCATCAACATCTTAGAAACCGATTTAACCGTCTCCTGGACGCTCTCAGGAAGACGTGTTTTCCCTGTCCAAATATCAAGGACAGAAGGATCTCGATAACCAAGAGCCAAATTGACCATATCTTTACGGACGAAGAAACCTTCTTCACCAAATACCGTTTCGATATACTCTTTGGTTTGTGGTGGGATCACACGCCATGTGTCTTTAAACACCTCATCTTTGAGGTTTTTGTCAGACAGATCAACATACAGATTATCAGAACCAGGCTTACGATTATCGTAGATACCTTTCAACTGATCGATCAATTCATTGTTGTAGCGTTGAGCGAATTTCTCCTCTACCTGACGACCAGCCCATGAACCAAGCATAAGAGCAAGGTTAGAACGTGGGTTCATATGACTTTCAAATACATCTGGGCTGATAGCACGTTCATAGTGAAGAACAGCACCATCATTATCGTAAACTGGGATCAGAGCCGATTTGTTGTCTTTAATCGAAGTGATCTTATTCATCTCGGTCGTAACAACATTCGCACTCTCACCAGAGATAATACCGGATACCATTCCATTCACTGAGAGCCCAGAATTGGAATCAACTCCGCGGTAACTGTCTTGAACAGATTGAAGAACACCCTGACTGTAGGCGCCACCTTGCTTCACAGTTGTGAAATAATACCCACGCTTAACAGAAGAGAAATAGTTCTCAGCTGTGTAATCCCCAATACGAGTGAAACCCATTTTTTCGAGATCAGCCTGTTTAGCATCGTCTTCAATTACCAGACGGCTGCCTTCAGCTGGATGATCAGGGATGTAACCTTTGTACCCATTAAGTTTAGCACTTTCAGAGATCACTTTGAGATCTTCCTCACGATTTAACCCTTGTTGGTACACAATCAGGTTTGTAACCGCTTTAGGGTCATTTTTGTACATGTCTGTAATAGATTCTTTGTCTGCAACATCCATACCTTGGAGAGCATACATCGAGATTAAAGCATCAATTTCAGATGTCATTGTAGAATCGAACTCACCTGCCAATTTATTGATTGCGTATGCATTACGGATCAACTGATGACCAGCACCATTACCATTCATGTAATCAGCTAGTTGTTGTGCTTTTTGAAGAATATCTCCAGCAACTGTTTTCGAGAAGTTACTGCGGATGGCGTTCTCTGCATCCTGAACCTTCTTATTGAGGAAACCAGGCTGAGAAATCAGACGCATAGATTCTTTTGGTTTACGAAGGTTGAACAGAGCTGAAAAGTCACCTTTACCTAATACCCGGTGGAGAGTTTTCCACTGAGTTTCATCTGGATGATTGGTAAATTCATTCTGCAGGATGACTGGAAGGCTTTCACGATAAGCCTGACGCACTGAAGATACCGCATGGTTTGTGCGGTCCAACAAAGCAACAGTCTCAGAATTCGTTTTATCTGTACCAACTACTTCAGATACAAATTCACGGACTGGGACAAAGTTATCCAGTGCTGTGCCCATATGAGTTACATCTTTGACTGCTTTAGTCGCCAAATCACCACGAGTTTCGTCAAGGAATGCAGTTACAAGAGCAACAGATCCAACCACTACTTTTGTAACTTTCGAACGATCGCTATCACGTACCGCACGATCAAGTTGATCTGCACGTTCTGCAACTTCACTCATGGCGCCACTTGTGAATTTATCAGCTTTGTTGATGGTCTTCATAACACCACGAAGAAGAGCGAAATCTTTCTCGTTATCTTGTCGGATCAGGTTCTCTGACAGATTATCCAATGTGTCTTTGACACTTGCATCAGATACATCGATAGAGCCTACTGCTTTACGCATTAGGAAGCCAGTCGATGTTGTGAGGAACTCATTCAGTGTGCCGGCGTTGATACCTTCACCTTCAGGTTCTGGGAGCTGATCAAGAGCTGCACGGAAACCTTTAGATGTTTGAGACAGAGCCAAGAGAACAGCAATAGCATCAGAAACACCTTCTTCATTTTTAGAAGAGCCCAACAATTCCATTACAGTTGAATAACGTTGCTCAGCATTAACCGGACCCAACATTTCAGGAGTTAGGTTATCTGTCACGTAGTCGTAAACACGGCCCATTGCCAAAGCAGATTGAGTATCCAAACGCATTTCAGTAGCCAAAACAACATGGATCGCTTTGAAAGTTTGCTTCTGGTATTCATTCAGAGAGAAGCCTCCAAAATCCAGCTGAGTGACGATGTCAGAGGCTGTATCTTTGTAATCCTTCAATCGACGACGATCTGTCAGAGGTGTAAGGCTGTCTTGAGTTGCAACAATACGTTCACGAACAAGATCGATCCAGAAATTGGTAAACTTGTCGGCCGGAGGAGTTACATCCCCAGAACCATTACCATCATCTCCGTTACCATTGTTATCATTTGCGATACCTTCATCATTGTTTTCAGTACGATCCAACAGTTTCGTATTGAACAAGATGTTTGAGAACATGTCGTTAGGAACACCACCCATTAGACGTTTAATTAGGTTGAGTGTTTTCTTAGCCAACGTCGCAATTGTACCGGTACGAGTTGTTTTCAACGTCTTCGACAATTGTTCATTGGTCAATGTCCAAGCCATGAACTCATTTAAAGCGCCTGCTTTTGAATATGCATCATTCTTGGTTTGGAAACCAAGGATAGCATCACGAGCAGCGTTTACCGCGGTACGGACTTCTTTTGAGGAGGTAGAGAAATCCAGTCCCATAAATTCTTGCATCAAATCTTCCAGACGAGATACTGCAGCATTTTCAATTCCTTCATAGTGTTGAAAAACTTGATCAAATGTTGCAGCATGTACTAATTCATGTGCCAGGGTCTCATGACCATCTTTGGCCAAGAAGATTGTATTATTCGCAATATCAAGAGCTCCAGCACCTTTCAGAACTTCCCCATCATCTGGGAAGTTTTCCTGACGGTATTGATTGAGTTGATCGACTGAACCAGTCACAACTTTCAGATCAGCTGGCAATTTGTTTTGAATTGCTCGTACAGTCTGGTTGATCAACGTATCCTTAGTTTCACGAAGGAGTCCTTTCACAGTGGCCTGTGCTGTTGAAACATGAAGATCTGAGTACGCTTCAGATTTAGAAAGCGTATCAAGATCGGACACATTCAATTCATTTTGGATCATCTCATTGATCTCACTCAAACCAAGTGGAGAATCAACATCTGGGCCTCGAGTATAGGCAGAATTCGAACCACCCATGTGATCAACACTCACTGGGATCTGTTTAAACACACGTTTCCGTGCTTGGTTCTGTTCTTGTTGTGCTTTGACCGCTTCCAACAGTTCCTGTGTATTGTTGGCTGTCACAGTTGTGTCCTTGACATTCTTCTTCACTTCCTCGAAAGAGGCTTTTAGAAGATCAGCATCGACGCCAACGTGACGAACGAAGCTTTCAAAATCATTCACAATATCGCTCAAGATATCACGATCCCAGTTCTGCATTACAGCCTGGTTGATTTGCTCTGCATAATCACGAACCCGGTTAACTGGCATATCGATACCATCAAATACCGGTAGAGTATCTGTAGGAGCATTTTCAGAGCCGTAAATGGTATTCATCATCATCGCATCACCACGACCGATCGAGATGTAAGGAATGACTTTTACACCTGCATTATCAGGACGTGCCATTGTAGATTTCTGACGAAGTTTGCCATCCATGTTTGAAGACAATTCAACATCCGGATCCGTCTGACCACTAAACGAACCAACAGCCAATTGTTGAGAGCCATTTGAGTACAGTGGAGCGTAGACAGAAAGTTCTTTTACAATCCGATTGTAGTCACGCTGAGATAGGTCACGTTTCGATTTGATCTTGCCGGCTGCTTTTTGTTCAGCAACCAAAGCATCTACTCGCTGATCGAATAGTGTTTGTAGGAACTGAGTTTGAACGTTGGTTAGGAAAACCAATGTATCATTCACGTTCTTGATTGGAGCACCGATAACATTCTTCGCAGAAGTAGAAAGGATATCACCGATACCTTTTACAGCTACGTCTTTAAAACGTGTCATTGCAGTTTCATTGAACTCAAATGTGTTCGGGTTAAAGTCCCCATCCAATTTCACACCAAACAGAAGTTCGATGTCTTTGACCATGTCAGGATACCCGATGTATTGTTCGATGTCCTGACCTGTAGGAACAGATGTCATGACAGAATAGAAACCAATGGCCATATCATCAGCAATACCTTCACCCACACCACGAACTCCAGAACCGTAAACAGTTTTGGTCATTGGATTTTTTGAAGTGTTACGTGTCATCGAGATTGACCCGTCTTCCTCCATACGGAAATCACCAAACTTCGAAGCAAAACGAGCTGCAGCGTACATGATATTTTTATCAGCAGCTGAGCCATTGGCGATACGATTAAACATTTCACGTTCGGCTTCTCGAGATGTGACTTCATACAAGTCCACATTCCCCGCGGAGAAGTATGAATTCAGTGTACTGTCTTTACGTCCTAAGAAAAAACCAACACGATTGAAGTTGCTCAGATCACGTTTAGACAAGAGACCTTGTCCAAAGTTACTCATCATATTGGCTGGACCATCAGTCTTACCATCAAGTTCAAATGACAATGTGGTTTTGAATTCAGACAGTGTGTTGTTCTTAGTTGCAAAATTCAACTGAGCGACCGCTACAACAGCATTCAATTGAGCCATATCGATACCAGTGCCCATTGCTTCCAATAGAGCGTTATTATCGATTTCACCAGTTTCCAACCACTGAGTTACCAGATCAACAGCATCACCATATTCGGCGTTAAACTGATCCTGAATCGTCGACAAAATATCCTGGTGATCTTCGTTTTCAACTTTGCGAAGATCTGCAGCCTGAGCAACAGTCAACCAGAAAGCATCTTGATCCTGTTTAGATGTCATATCCAAAATAGAATGTGTTGGAGTAACCAGAGCACGAAGGATTTTGTTGTTCTGAGGGTTTATACCCTTAAATTGGTGACGACCGACTTTTGAGATCGATACCGGATAGAAGACTGGCACTTCAGTCTCATTTTCAGCATAGTTCCGGATCCCTTCAATAATTTGAAGAGCCTCTTCAAAATCACGTTCGATTGACAGATTTTTACCGTTCACAGAATTCTTCAGTGTTTTGTTGCCTACGAATGTTTCAAGATCTTTGTAACCCAACATCTTTGAGATTGTATCAAAACCAAGTGTCTCTGTAAGAGCTGTGATACCTTCTGACATAAAGTGAGGAGTATCTTGCATGCGCTTCAGAGCAGCCTTTTCCAACTTAGACAGAGGCACATCGCCACGGCTTTGTGTTTGGTCTATAGTTGTCAGTTGTTCACCGATCGATGGACCGGTCACGAATTCAGGAGACAATAGTTTAGTCAAAGAACCTTGACCTGCAGCTCCAATTTTCTTCTGAAGCTCTTTCATTGGTTTTACATTAATGGTTTGTGCAGTTTGCATTTTGCCATCAACACGGGTTGGAATGTCATTGATTTCAATCAATTTTGTGTCTGCAATAACTGTGATCAATTCTTTGACCAAACCTTCAACAGCACCTCGAGTATCCACCATTGGAGCATCCGTATTGCTTTGTAGATTCCAGTTACGAAGAACCTGTTTAGCTAGTGCCTCAGTTGCCTGACGTGGTGGTACACCATATGCAATGTTCTCGAGATCTTGGTCACTCAGTTGAGAGAAACCAACACCAAGATCTTCTAGTGTGTCTGATAGACGGCTCGGATCTGTTGAACGAACTGCAGACAACCAATCAATTGCTGTAAGCGTCGCAATGCTTAGCAAATCATCGTTGTATGTTTGGGTTGTCGGATCAACAAACAATAGATTTTTAAAATCACGAATTGCTGTAATGTCAGTATCTGATTGAAGAACTTCAGCGATTGAACGTTGATCTTTTTTACTGAACTTCACAGTCTGCAGACGTTTATTCATTGCATCCTTTAGTGGTTTCATCAGAACTTTGGCAAATTTGACATATTCTTTTGCATTTTCGACTTTCGCCAATTGACCAATAAGATCTTCACCATTTGTATAGTTGATCTCTGCACCACCTTCTGTAAATGCATTTTGGAAGCGTTCTGGTAGAGCACTTAGATCACGTACAGCAGTTTCTTGAAGCAACTCATTTCCAGCTTCTTCAGGTGATGTTTTTGGTTGCTCGTCATCAGCCACTTCTTCGTCCGCTGTCGCGTCCAAAGCAGCGTCTTCTTCCTCGACAACCGTTGTGTCTTGGTCTGTGTTTTCGTTCGTTTCTGTGCTCACCTTACGCAGATCAGCAATCTCTTGCTGTGAACCAGTAAGATCAGGAAACGTGTTCAGAAGCGTGTTATAGACCCGGGCAGCCACAACAGCATCATTGTGTACCTTAGCAGCGAACTCAGCACTCTTGGGTGAAGACTGGTGGTATGCAACTGGTTTAGCAGCACCCTTTTCACCAGCTTTAATGATCTTTTGACCACCAACCAATGAATCAAAACCTACACTCGGGCCTTTACCTTTATCGTTATTACGATCAAATGATTCGTTCAAAGCATCTACTTTATTGCTCATGTGCGTAACAAACATACCCATCTGAGTGACGATAGTCTGCATCTGTACTTCGATACCATCTGAGTTAACAAACGTACCGGTCTCAGATTGAGCAGCTTCAAAAATATCTGCAGCAAAATCATTTACAGAACGAAGGTTGTTACCTCGAGCATCAGTAAATCCACCAACCTGGATAGAGCGAGAAACTTCTGAAATATCCAACTCTGCAGGTAATTTACCTGGATTTGCTTGGTATGCTGGTTTTTTCAACAAGGCTACTCGATTTTCTTTAGAGATTTCGACTTGTTGACCGGCATGATTGTTTACAGCCTCTGCAATCTCAGCAGCAGCTGTCAGAAGTTTGATGTCTTCTTCGGACAAATCTTTACGATCGGAGTGGTTCAATAGTTTACGAACATACTCTGGATCCACATTGGTAGGATTGGTTTTAGCAACCAACAATGTTGTACCGGTTGTTTGAGCGTTCACTTTTGAAGTGTCCTGAGGAACTTTATTTAAATCGACACGATCAGCCAATTTTGTAAGTTTCTGTACCTCTGGGTTGTTTAGTACATCTGCCAATTCATCCCGCAGATCTTTGCTCTTCTGAGCGGCACGTTTTAACTGCTTCAGTTTAGTAGCTGCATAAATTACAGCATCCGGAGACATCTGCTTATAATTCATAGTTTCAGAGCTGATCTTGTTGAGAATACCAACTGTATTCAACAGCAAAGAGTGATCAGCAGATGCCACATCATTGAACTCTGATGGGACTAAATCCGCATCCTGAGTTAGAACCAGATCTGTCATGTACTCAGGTAGGTTTCCTACATTTTCTTGACCATAAGTCTCACGGATCTCATTGAATACATCATTCAATCGTGCATTAGCAGCTTGTAATTCTTTACGGACTGGCTTTTGAGAAATAGTCTGAAGACTACGAAGAACTGGAGCAGAAAACTCCATTGCGACAGATGCAGATACTGAACCCAATTGTTTAGCAACTGGAGCACCTACTTTGGCAGATGTCTGAGCAGCTTGAACCAAAATAGGAAGAACAACTTTGCCTGCAACAATACCTCCCTGAGCAGCTGGAATAACAAACTGAGAACCTACTTTTTGAGTGGCAGTCAGAGCTTTTGGGCCTGCATACTTGGCAGCAGCTACAGTCAATCGACCACCCACTTTTGTGGCCTGTACGGTCTTCTCAGCAGTAGTCTGAGCAATTGGTTTCAAAGTATCGAAAGCAATTTTACCAGATGCAATAATAGGACGGCTTACCTGCTTGGCAGCTGCAGTAGTCACATCAGCAGCACCAGATACGATAGGAGCAACCGCTTTACGTGTTGTACGAGCAGCACCAACAACAGTTCGAGTACCTGCCTCTGCCAATGCAGCAGCTGCAGAGGTTGCACGAGAAGTTGTAGGACCAGCCACATCACTCACAGTACCAGCAGCACTTTGAGTGCCACGTACAACACCAGATGCAATATTAGAAGCTGCATCTATAGCAGCACTTGTAATTGGGGAATTAGCAGCAGCAGATACACCATCACGTACACCTTCAATTGTTGTAGCACCAGTCTCCAAACTCTGACCAACTACATTGCCGGCAATCGAAGGAGATGCCAAAGCACCTGCCATACCTGTACCAGCAATAATGCCTGTAGCAACATTCTCACCAATACCTGCAGATAGGTCTGTGTCTTCGTCTACCTGGTTTTGAAGGGCAACGTTTTGATTGTATTGACTTGTACCACCTTGAAGACCTTCCTCAGCAGCCTGGGAAGCAATCTGACGTGCAATAGATGGAATAGTTGCACCATCAAATGCAGCAACCGGGGTACGTTCAAATTTAGATGAAATCAAACCAATTGCCGCAGCAACAGGAAGTTGACGTGCAAACGCCTCATTACCCGTATCAACAGCAAGACGAGTTTGAGCCTCTGAAGGTTCCAAACCAGAACCAATCAAATCACGATACTTATCAGAGGTTTGTAAAAGATCTTCATGGCTTAAAGACATAACAGCATTAACTGTTTGTTGAAATGTACCAGAACCTTCTGAGACACCTACTGAAGCAGCTGTAGCAAGCGTTTGAGCGATCTTTTGGGCTCCAACGCTAGTTGTCACTTTAGCAGTACCTGCAACGGCCAAGTTAGAGGCTACTTTAGCTAACTTTGCAGATGGACCAAGAGAACCAACAGCCTCAGCTACAACATCACCTGTGATGGCGCCGTCATTTAAAATACGACCACCTGCATCAAGAAACTCTTCACCAGAACGCATAAGTGTTTCGATAAAGTCATTATCATCGTTGTCACCATATTTGGTTTCACGATCGATTTCATCTAGTTCAGCTTCAACAGCTTGAAGACGTTGACGACCTTGAAGTTCATCAGACTGAAACCCTTTAATGAAACCAGTAGCATCATTTGTCTTATCAGCAACGAAGGCAGCAGCATCATCTAAATGAAGATCTGGACCATCTGCTAACTCTACACCTTTATCAATACCAGCAAGACCTAAACTGGTTAGGCCACCTACAAGACCTGTAAGACCAGCGCCTGCACCTAATGCAGTATCGCCTACAACTTGACCATCAGTACGTGTTGCAGCGGCCTGAAGTTGATAGTTTGAAAGATTGTCTTGAATTAGGTGACGATTGTCAGCAACGTCTTTACCGTATTTGGCGGCCAACTGGCCATAATTTAGTTCGAGAAGATCTCGACCAAAGCCTTCTGTGGCAATATCGTTTCCACGATCTGCAGCCAATGCAAATGCATCAAGGGCTACATCATCCTGCAAGAAACCAGAAATAATGTCACCAGCTGTTTGAGGAGCATCCTGTTCAGGAGCTGTAACTACTGGAGTTGTGGTTTTTGTAACTGGTGGAGAGACTGGCTGATCCTCCACACTAAAATCCATATCAAGAAGCGGTGTGTTAAAAGGATCAGCCATAATTTATCTCTCTTTAGTTACCTCCTGTAATCGCACTCAGGAGACCTTGTTTTTCTGCATCTGTAAGACGTGTATCATCTTGAATGCGACGTGCCAATGCTTCAATGACAAGTTGACGATCGGCGCTTCCAGGAGCTGTAGCACTTAATTGCTCACGATATCCAGAAGTTTCGATATAATCCCGTAATTGAACACGATTATATTCTTGTTCTTGTAGGGTCAATTTAGCATCAAATGCATCAGGTTCCAACTGTACCTGCCCACTTTGACCTTGAGGAATTGGTCGATCTGCCTGAGCGGGAACCTGTATTGTTGGTTGTTGGATAGTTGGTTGAGGTGCTGCAGCCTCGGCAATAGCATCTCGAGCTGTAGGACTATCCTGTTGTACGGGAGCCTGAACTTGTGACGTAGCAGTTGGTTCAGGAATTGCACCATTAGTTGCAGTCAAAATCTGTGACTGTAGGCTTTGGATATTCTGAGCTAATGCAGGTGGTACATTTGCGCCATACTTAGCAGCTTGACTACGAAGTGTATCCAACTGAAGACGAAGAGCACCGACTTGACGTTGACGAGATTCACTCACAACACGTTGTTCATTGAAACGTGACAAAGCATTTTCTGACAAGTTTGTGTCAATGAATTTTTTAGCATTTTCCACGTAGAAACGATCTGAAGCTGGATCAGAGCCCCAGGTGTCATTTCGATTAAAGTTCTCAGCCAAAGCAACAGCAGCAAGTTGAGGGGTAACGCCAGTCTCACGAGCCAAGTTGTTAATAGTAGTACGAAGATCATTCCGTAATTCTGGAGTAGCTTCCATACCGAACTGTGAAATCAAAGTACCAGCAGGATCTTCAACATAGTTCTGAGCATCATTCAACAAACGAGTTTGTACAGAAGAAGCAATATTTGCACCTTCCCGGCCATTAAACAATTCGATTGAATTACGAATAGTCTCATCTGTACTAACTCGTGGAGACAATACACCAGATAGAGGACCATCTTGACCTGCTAGACCTTGAGCACGAGCAATAGCCTCAATACGTTCGTTACTATTGCCTACCGCAGGATTGTTAATCAAATCTGTTACAACACCTTGAGTATTAATGTTGTTTGGATCTTGTACTGCAGCAAGAATAGCAGCAGCTGAGGCTTCTTGTTGAGCAGCAGCATTTGCAGCATCAATACGTGTCTGACCTAATTTTTGAGCAGAATATGCATCGGCCAATAACTTCTGAGCGTCAGCTGGATCCAAGTATACAGATTGAGCAATCGCCTGTTGGAGATTGTTAAATGCTGGACGTTGATTTGAAGGAACAGCTTGAGCATTTGTAGTACCACCACTACGAGCATCAGAAGTCTCTACCTGCCATGGTTCATGAGCCATTGGCACTGCCAAACCAAAACGAGAAGCGTTTTGTTTAACCCAGTCACGTACAGCTGCAGGAGCTTGATCAAGACGTTGACCATTCCATTTCAAATCAGCAGCCTGACCTGTTTGGTGTTTAGAGCCGCCAGGCATAGCAACAAATTTGGTAAGACCAGCTTCACGCATAATCGGACGCCATTTCTGGCCAGCAGCTGCAGCACCAAGAGTTCGAACATCATTTTCCCATTCATTTCGACGAGAACCAAGACCATACTTGTTCATGTTTTGAGATACGATACCTGCTTGTACATCAGCAGAACGATATCCAGAATAGACTTGGAGACCTTTACCAATTTCACTATCAGCAGTTGATAGAAGACCTGCCAAACCATTCTGCATGCTTGGTGTCATACCATTAAAGGAATCTGAACGTTGGGCACCACCAGTAGCATAACGTTTAAAGTCAAAATTTGTAGGCGTAATTTGAGGCTGTCCTTGTTGGTTGCCTTCAATATTGGCACCTACAACAGCTGGAGTAAGTGCTCGACGAGCATTACGTACATTCACACCATCTTGGTATTCTGCCGCGGTACGACCTTCAGCAGCCTGAGCAATAGCTGTTGATGCACGAACTCGATCAGTATTTGCACCGATAAGCCCTGTATTTGCTTGTGTTTGTCCAATATTTGCCCGGGTCTGATCGTTTGCTAGAATGCCTTTACGAAGACCTAATACAGTTTCACGCATGGCAGGAGAAAGGTTTAGACCTTCCAGTTGTCCAGAACCAAGGAACTTACCAAGCTCTTCTTCAGAAGAGATACCAGCAATTGTGCTCAGAACCGATGCATCCGCTGATTCTTGTTGACCAGCCGCATACTTATCCAAAACACCAGAAGCTGCAGCCAAACCGGAGTTTAGAGATGCAGCTGCATTAGCGAGAATTTGACTTGTGCCACTGAGATTAGGAGCGGCTACATTCTTAATTGTTAGTTGGGCCATGAAGCCTCTCCTTCATATTAAAGCTTATGCTCGTTGATGTACGAATCAGCCTGATCAGAACGACCTTCAGTATGGTAACGAGCACGAATGCGATCTTCTAATGCTGTGTTGTACGAAGTCGTCTGGTTGTGGAGATTGGTTTCAAAAGCTTTTTCTTGAAGACCCAATGACTTCTCAGCCAGCTTGTTCTGTTTAAATGACATCCACAATGAACCAAGGGTTTGGATTGCTCCAAGACCCAACTGAAGGTTGTTGGTATTAAACGAACCGTTTGCATTACGGAAAAATGAACCCTGGCCTTGAGTGTTACCAAAGTTGGCAGCCACAGGCGTATAACCAGCTGTTGGTTGAATTCCAGGAGTTAGAGTTGGATTTTGACCACCTGTCGTGTGTTGTTGTACAGCAGCTTGGGCGATCGGTGTGTATCCAGGGTTGTTAAGATCGTACATGATTGGGCCTTTCTAATTACGAGGAAGTTGACGAGCGAGTTCAGGATAATCGTTAATCATTGAGAGTGTGATATCTACGATGTCCGATCCCACCATCGTGGTACGTTGGATGAACTCGTCAAGTCCTTCAGGTAAATAACCAGAAACACTACGGTCATTGCCGATTGTCACATCTGTAAGCTCTAATGGATTAAAAGACAAATCATTTGTTCCACCGAGCTCTTTGAGCAAATTGTTGATCTCATCCAATTTTTCTTCATAAGCCGTTTGGTTTTCAGCCATTTGCTCGTTAATTTCAGTAATATTGGCTGTAGTCCAACCGGTATAAGCATTTGCCAATACATTACCGAGTTTCAGAATACTCTCTGCAGAACCAAAAGTAAAATTAGCAAACCCACCTGTTGTTGCGAAACCAACTGCAAATGAAACGATAGCACCGATAATTGCACCTAATTTGGCGCCAAATAGTTTAGTTGCACCAGCTGTAATGATCTGAGCTACAACTAGGCCAACAATCGCATTAATAGCGGCACCAGCAATAATGGCAGCTGTGCCTGATAAACCAATGGCAGTTCCTACCGCTAAGTTAGTCCCAAGTAAGCCAGTGGCACCTGCTAATGCTCCGGGGTTAATTAAAATCGAAACTACAATGATTACGATAAACAGAATGATCTTAAAGATCCCTCGTTGATACCATTTCTGTTTTGTAATGGTGTACGAGTTAATCACCAGGTAGGTGTTTTCAGTCGCAATCTGTGTTGTGTCGACAAGAGACATCGATTTAATAGTTGGTTGGTGCATTGGAACCAAAAAACTGGAATCCTCATCATCATCCAGAGCAGTTGAGGTATCAGTCAGCACATTTTTACCGCCGTAAATGTAGTTACGATGGAGCAATCCATAAGCGGTAATTTTGGAGTATGTAGTTGCTGTCAGCTGACGATATACATGAAGAGTATGTAGGGTATTTGTACCAAACAAATAACCACCCCAAGAAATGGACGTACCTTTCTCGAGGCGAGTATCTCCAACTGCCACACCACTTTCATGTTCACCTGTGATGATCTCTTCCTGAATGTTCGACCAAGACAAACGAATATCGTAAGACTGAGTAAGGCTATCATCAGTCAACAAACGAAGAGTTGTTGTTTTAGGGTCAGAAATAGAAGGACGAGGAGGAGGTTCCTGACCACTCGCATCTTGTCCTTGGTTTTGAGAATGCCAACTTTGATATGCTGCTACAGCCGCATTATATGATCTAACCTCTGCCTTAAAATCATCCATCTCTTGAAGAGTTGTATTTTGATACGGAATCAGTCCTTTCAAGAACTCATGGATATATTTCTTACCTGAATTGCTTGAGGTATTAAGAACTACCCCAAAATCAACATAAGCGTAATCGATCTGATTTAGATCTTCGTTATCTTCAACACTTTCAACTAATTCAGAGAAACTCGCACGATTAGACGCTTTCTTGTATGCAGCTTCCGCTTCATCATACAAACCATTATTCTCATATGTCTCATGAGTGATGGACTTGTTATTAATACGTACCGGGATGAATGGGTAAAACTCTGGCTGAGTTCCTACTGCCGCTTCACTTTCCAAAGCATCCAATGTCGCATTACCAGTATCCAGTTCATAAATGTAGATCTGGTTCCCATCATGCACAGCATCAAACACAGTCTCTTGTGTGTTGATCTGATAATCCCAGACCGGATCCAGGTAATCGAGCTCTACGACGGTTGTTGTAGTTTCGGTCACACCATTTACTTCTTCAGAAGTCACAGTGGTTGTCGTATTCACTTTGATCTGACGACGTTCATGGATGTTGTAAAAATAGTCAGTACGGCTTCGTTCCGAACTACCTTCTTCAACTCCTGAGAATTCTGATTTGGTTTTAACAATGGTATTTCCCAAAAATGAATCAGAGAAAGGTTCATCAGTTACTGTCACGTCTTCATTCGATGAATTGGAATAAGTCACCGTTTCCGTAGTACGTTTGTTCATCGAGAACGTTTCAGTTGTTGTGTTGGTTTGAGAGTCCTGTGTATAACCAGTATCGTCTGGTAGAGAACTAAAATCATCCACATCTGTGTGGAAAGTTCCATTAATTAATGAACCAGTGTTCTCAGGTACGTACTGAAAATAGTACCCTACAATATACCGTTTATCTGAAGAGTAATTCCCACCTGGAATGATTTCTGTTGAACCATCTTCATACTGAATGGTGATCGTGTGATCATCATAGTTATATTCTGACGCCCACTCAGTATCGTGTAGTTCAGGGAAATTAGCTAAAACGTATTGCTCCGCAAAGTATGAATAGTCTCCATCAGATACAGATGCATCAAATACTTCAGTCACCAAACCAGAAGGAGATGATGGTACTGGGATAAATGGAGCCACAACTGCAGGATCGATCGCACTTGTGTTTGATACGCTAAGTGCCGGTAAACCAACGTAATCATTACGAACAGCCCAACTGAAGAATTGTCGTTGTTTAATTCCCGGGCCCGACAAGTAATTTCCTACAAGAGTCTCTCCCAAGTAAGAACCATCATCCTTCAGCTGAGCTGAGAATAGATTGGCTTTGAGATAATTCTCGCGTCCGTCTTCTTCACCTGCAAGATTATACAGGGAAGAAGAAACACTAATAATGGTTTTTGAGCTAAACAGACCCATAGGATGTTACTCCTTACAGGCTGTTTTCAAGACGGATTGCTGAAAGAACCGAATCAATGTTTGTATTTGTCAGCTGATCAGGAGCAGTCAAACCTTCATCAAGAGTTTTCTGCGTAATCCAACCATCCAAGTACATTTTAGCTGTCTTGTATTTCGCATCTTTCTTGAAGCTGTCGATCTGTTGATCGTACAAATCTTTTTGTTTGCCCATGGCGCCTTCAACCAATTCACCACCAGTACGGGTATCCAATGTCTTGGCACGCTCACTTTCACGCTGTTCAGCCAGAATGTTAAGCTGAGCAGGGAGAGTGTTATCCAAGCTATACTGTTTGGTTTGTACATCAAGCTCAAGAGAAGCTTTCTGTTGACCAATAACACCTCCAACAGGAGTAAGACCATCTGTACGTGTGTCCATTGTCTGAGCGTACTCTTTCTCTACCTGCTCTTCGATGAGCTGTGTTTGTAGAGGGAGGGTTTTGTTCAGTTTGTGTTGTTCTTGAGCCAAGGTGATTGGAAGTACATGTTCGTTCATGTATTCCTCTTTCTTGGTTTGTGCAGTGATCAGGCAATGTTGAGCTTCAGCGTTCGCAACATTAACTTTAGTTAGAGCGTACTGAGCACCAGATGTTTGCATGTCATAGACAATTTTAGCTGCTTCAACTTTAGTGCTTGCAAGTTCAACCAAGGCTTTCGTAGCCTGGACTTCAGCAACACGAGCTTGCATCTGAGCTTGAATAGCAGCCCAACGAGCAGAATCTTTTGTTAGAACAAATTGTGTAGCGTTTGAAAGCACACCACCCATAACCTGGGTGTAAACTTTGGCGTATTCATCAGCATTGATGCGGCCGTCTTTGAATTCACGTTGAATATGTTTATCAACGGAGGCCATCATCTTATCAAACACACCAGTACCATCCAGAGCACCAGTTGTCAGATCATCAATAGAAATAGAGCCCGGATCTTCGTACAGAACTGAATTATCATCCGGGGAGTAATCAAAATCATCATCATTGAAATCGATTGTAGGCGGTGTAGGGACGTCCGCAATTAAAGCGGTAAACAGAGCATTAGCATCATCTTCGATGTTACAATCAGTCTCGTTTGTGTTGAGACCTGCAATAACTGTTGTAGTTGAATCAGCCATGTCCGTTTACCTTCTTTAATTTAATCCCTGGTTTCATACCAGAGAATACAGCATTTAGCCAATAGCGTTTGCTGCAGCTTGACGTTGAGCCAAAGCTTCAACTTCTTCTTTAGTCAAAGGAGGAAGCTCTTCAATAGAATATTTTGGAACCATAACAGTTTTGTACTGTTTGACACCAAATTTAGCACCTTTGATTTCTTTACGCATAGCGTACTTTTTAGTCCGCATTGCATTCAAAAGAACTTCTTCAACGTGATAACCGTTATCACCGGCTTCACCAAATGGAATGAACTTAGACACCTTACTGATGTATTTGTTTACAACAGTGATGATGGCGCCTTCCAAAGATGCATCTGCAGGATCCAAATTGGTAATACGAACACGATGCAATCGCATTGCTTTCGCACGGATAACCTGACGACGAATTTTTACGTCTTCAACTTCATTGGGATCCATTTCCAAGAGTTCTTCGACAGACAAACGATTTGAAGGAGCTGCTACAGCAACTTCAATCTCTTCATCATCATCTTGACCTAGATCAGGCGTAGGAACGGGAGCTGGTGGTGTTTGTGCAGCTTTGGCTGCTTCTGCATCACGTTCGGCTTGAGCATTTGCTTCTTCAATTTCAGCATCTGTTGGGCCAGCTGGAGTTTCGTCTTCATCATCTGGAGCTGCTTTGATTGCGTCAATCACTTTGCCTTTTAAAGTGTCGATACCAGAGTTACCAGAAAAAGAAACACCGAGCTCAGTAGCTGCGGCGCGAACTTCTACAATGTCTTCCATTGCTTCAACTTGGGCGATTTTTGTGTCTTTTGACATGGTTTCAATCCTAATTGGTTAAGAGAGGTTAGATACTGCAAGGGGGCCACTACAGCCCCCTTACTTAGTGTATATGGGTTACACCTTATTCAGGTGCGACCGTTTTGACAAGGCCGATACGTTCATCACGCAAGGCGATAAAGCCATGGTAGAACGTGATCGAGCTGAAGCCAACCTTACCGAATGGATCTTGTGTAGTGGCCTGTTCTTTGCCAGGTTTCTTCACAATGATTTTGAACTTCTGCTTCGCACCTTTTTTGCCGGACATCTGTAGACCAACAGTTGCGAAAGAAGCATCACCAACCACCAACATCGGGAAGATGTCGTAGTTACCGCCAGTAGCAGAGTAACCAGGGTTAGTACCTTCAGCAGCACCTTCACCAGCCCAGTGCATCATATTTGGAACAACAACCACACGGAAGTCAGCTACAGAGCCAATCTCACCGTTCATGATAGTTGCAGCATCCGCATATTTACGTACTGGAGTAAAGGCAGCGACTTCAGTCGAACCAATAGTCTGAACCATGTTTTCAACAGTAGTCTGAAGCTCAGAACCAATGTACAGAACGCGAGAAGCGTTAACTGTAGCAGTGTCTGTCATACGAGAACCTTTGATGATTTTCGTATTCTTCGGAGTACGGTTATCATCCAAAGTGATCGCCAACTTTTTCAAGTCAGAATAAGTCACAATAGATGGGTCAGCACCTTCAGCTGTGATCTCAGAATCCTGCGTAGCAGTACCTGTGAAAACAACCACACCAGCAGCGTTTAGAAGATCGATCTGAAGAAGGTCTTCAGTGATCTCGTTAGCGCCGGCAACCATTTCACGAGACATATGGCTGTACAAATCTTGGTCTGTATCAAATACCATGCTGTCTTCTGTGAATTCAGTGAAGAAGCCGTGTTCAGCAAGCGTACCAGAACGTTCGATACGAGTAAAACCAACACGGTTTACACGACCACCAGTTTCAGTAAGCGTAGGCATCTTACCAGTGATTGTACCAACGTCTTTAGACGAACCGTACATATTACCACCAGCATAAGAGGCACCAGCTGCGTCCAGACCTTGGTCGTTAACGTTACGGTCATCAAGCAATGGAACGTAGTAGTACACCTTCAGCTCTTTGCCGTAGTGCATAGGCATCGAACGCACGTCTGCAAGAGGCGAGAAGAACATCTGTTCAGCTGCATCAATCAGGGAGCGACGATCCCAATAGTGAGTATTGAACTGCGTGCCAACAGTAGATGGCGAACCGTTCGGGGCGTTATAAATATGAGCCATTTTATTTTCCTTTCAAAACTTCTCATATAGATTTGATCAACTTAGCCTGGAGTACCTAGTTTAAGAAAATCTTCATCCGACATGGATGAGTAATCTTTTTCATCGTTTACATCACCATTCGATGGTGCATTTCGGGGAGTTGAAGAGAGGTTAGGATTGGGCTGCTCAGTCTTCGGCTTATCAGCTGCCTTCCGGACGCCAGTGTCAATCGGTTCTGGTTTAGCCGCTTGAAGCGGAGCCAGACCTCCTGATTGGTCTTTTGGTTTATCAAAAACACCAGCCTTTTGCATCGCATCACCTACTTCATGGTAGGCTTGTAGGAAGGGAACGCCGGTCAAATGACCTAATGTCCGCTGGTACTCAAGTTCACCTTTAATCTTCTCATAAACGCCTGAATCCATTTGGGCAAGCAAATTATTAAAAATTTGTGGTTGGTCACGTAGAGCTTCTTTCGAAGAATCATCCCACATGGCATTCACATCGTTGATCAAAGCTTGACCTTGAGGTGCTGCAAGTGTGTTTTGAATTGCTTCTTGGAAGTCCAGATCTTTGGTATCTGGAGAATAATTCGTGGTTTTGTAGCTTGGATCTTTGGACGTATCGATATCCAAAGGATCAATGCCTTTTTCTTTCAGCAATTTCTGAATTGCATCAGGCTTTCCTTGAGCCAAGTCAATAAGATAACTTAACTTCTCGGGATCATTTAAACCATGCTGACGGAGCATAACATCTTGAGCTTTCAGAGGTTTCATCTCTTGCATACGACGTGAATAATTCACACCCATCTGCATAAGACGAATGGCATCTTCAGCTGTACGAACTTGCATGTCTCGACCATCTGCTTTGAAAGGGGCAGTGATCTTTTTCATGAAGTCTACGGCTGAAGTATCCTCTGAAGGTTTCGGTTTTTCTTTGTCAGCTTTCGGAGTTTCAGAGTCTTTCTTAGGCTCTTCTTTTCCTTTTGCTTCTCCCTCCGGTGACTTACCAGAGTCCTCCGCGGGAACCTTTTTGGATGGATCATCACCTTCTGGTTCTTCGGATTTAACTTCCTCAGGCTCTCCAGGTTCTGGAGTTGGATTGTCTTCCTGTCCAGGTTCAGTTGATGGTTGCGGGTCTGCATCGCCTTCGGGTTCTTGAGTAGATGGATCAGGATCATCTTTATCAGAAGGGTCTGGGTCATCCCCAGGTTCATTGTTGGGGGTTTCTTCCGAGACATCTTCCTGACCTTCCTGTTCCATGAGAGCTTGAACCGCATCAGGTCCAAGTTCCATTACTTGGTCATCGGTGAGAGTGTCTAAATCCAATTCTTTTGGATCTTGAGCAGTATCTGACATGACATTAATTCCTTAAGTTATTTTGGGTTGGGTTTCAGATAAAGAATTATTATTCTTCGGCTTCAGCAGCAATTGCTTCATTGTAAGCAGCTTCAGCTGCATCCAATTCGCTTTGAGCAATTACGCCTTTCTGAACAGTATCGTTCAAGAAAGTTACACAGCTTCCGATCGATTTAAGATCTTCGATTGCACCATCAACGGCATTTGCCGGCATGCGACCTGAAGCAATTAATGAACCAAGACGCTTAGGTTCTTTGTCGAAATACCCAACTTGCATGACTTTTACGAAGTCTGGGTTATCTAGTAAGCGCTTAGCAGCATCTGCAGTTTCAATGATGTCTTTACAATCATCACGCAACTGATTGAGATCGTCCATTGTAATCTCTACTGGTGCTGTATTATCTTCATCTGTTTCATAGATATTCATGTGATTTGTCCTTTATTGATGTGTTAGTCCAGTACCTGGTCTATTGAGGAAAGCCAACTGGTACTGAGGGATCCTCTACAAGTGGTTGTTGGACACTTTGTAATGGCGCCAACGGCTGTGGAGGAATTTGAGGAGGAGTAGGTAGATCAGTTGCACGACTATCTTCTGCTTCAGTTAGCTTATTAAAACCAACTGCAGCTGAGATATTACCTGCTGCTGATGTACCTTCCAAGAGACGCTTGGTTACTTCCAAATTACGGTTGCCTCGAGCTTGAGCACCTGCCGCTTCAATGGCACGCTCATGAGATGTACCTGTGGCATCCATTTCAGTGTCCAAGGCTGTATTTTCAGCACGAGCCAAAGCTTCTGCTGCACGAGCGCGATCTAGTTCAATGTCAGCTTCCAGCTTAGCAATCTGTAGTTCTTTAAGCTTCTCATCGAGAGGATTAGGCTTTGGTTCATATGAACGAATACGTTCTGCCAAGTGAGGCATACGTTTAAGATCAGCAATTTCAGCCAAGATAACTTGTTCCAAACCAGGATCCATATTTGGTCCTTGAGTTTGAAGCATGAAACCAAGGTCTTGTGCTTTAGCTTCATCAACACTCTGAGTTGAAATATCAACAATCAGATCGAAGTTGCCGGCAAGATCATCTCGTTTAATTTCAACGAACTCTTCATCAGTAACACGTACAATCTCTTTTTCTTCCAAGAACACCTGGTTCATGGAGATAACTTTCTTACCAAGGATACGCATGCCCTCAGCAATACGACGTAAAATACTCATCTCACGTTGACCTGCAGCATCCATGGCACCAGAGATACCACGAGCTACACGACCGTAAGCTTCACCTGTAATACCACCAGAGAACGATTTAACACCTGAGAGCCCTTCAGCTTCAGCATTCTGTAGTTGAGACATTTGAAGAGCAGAGTTTGGAATCTCTGGGAATTTCATCTGCTGGATTTGCTGACGTGGATCTCCGTTAGGATTAAACTCAAAGTCTTCACCATTAATGAAACGTTTACGGTTAACAGCATCCAAGAAACCTTTGCCGTAACCAGTCTGAGCATTTGCAGATCGACCCAACAGATCAATCATACCCCGGGTTGTAGCACCCAAGATACGTTGATTGTCTTGGAGAAGAGATGCATCAGCCTCACCAAATGACGATTTAAGAATCGGCATGTAAGGAATAATGATGAATGGAGCTTTCCGATCAGGAAAAGGATTTTCAGTCATCTGAATGATTGTATCACCAATCCATGTGACAACAATTGGAACCATAGAACCAGTACCATGAATATCAAATAGTCCCCAATACTCATAAACCAATGTCTTAGATTTATCAGTGTTGGTTCGGCTATCATCCTGAGGAGAGTTAGATGCATGATCTTGATCACCTGTTTTGGATTTAATTGCATTGGCGCCCCAGTTAACTTTATCTAGGTTCTTGAAAATCTTACGTTTTTGAAGATCGGATTTAGTGGCTTCATATGTGTGGATCATGTACTGGGCATCTTCCCACACACCATCACATGATGGATCAATAAAGAAATTCCGGATATCAACAATTTTGATTTCAGGACGGTTAGTTACGATCTTATCTTCATAAGTCTCAGTTTCACCTGATTGCTCAGCATATACAGGAGTCTCTTTTTCCATAGAGTATTCTACTGAGGCTTTAAGATCTTCAGGTAGGTCTTCATATTCTGGGTTTTCATCGACATAAGCTTGAGTAGCCATTGCGAGCATCTGAAGTTTCTGTTCGTCCTTGGGATTAATTGGGTAATAGTCATAGACTGATTTCATGACTTTAACACGTTCAGTCTCACGTTTCCAACCAACACGAAGTACGCATGTACCTTCATCAACAGTTGTACGAACCAAGCGATCGATGAAATCGACTTTGTTGATTTTGGTATCAAATTGCCAATTCAAAACAATTTGGTTTTGACGAGCTCCTGCAGCATCCTGTGCAGTTCGTGGATTGATATCAAACATACGTTCTGAATTGAGAAAGGGCTCACTTAGAGCCGGATAACGCCATTCATTATGTTTACGGATTAATTTAGGCTGAACTTTAGATCGACCAGAAGATGTGGATTTGTTTCCAGATTCTGAACCAGACGTATCACGGAGAGCTAACCAACCATCAACATTGGCTGTTTGTTCAGTATTCTCTCGACGTGCGTATTCAAGATCTCCGTGGAGATCAGTCATCGTAGGCTCTTTAGCCCATGATGTAAGTTTTTCAGATGGGTTGTCATCAAGTTTTGCAGGATCCATAACCTCAGATGTACTTTGGTCATTATTCACTGCAGAACCCGGGGAATTTGGTGATGTATTATCCACAGTAAGCTCCTATCTTGAGATATCAAGTTTTTGTATCAGTATTTCTGAACAGGGTTTAAGTCAAGTTTTATGCTGGCTCGTGCAGCAACTCTTCAATGATTTGAATCTTTTCATCGTTACGACGAGCACATTCACGTAGTCGATTACGATCACGTTGCCATGCAGTTAAAGCATCTCCTACCAAACCAGATGGTGGTTTAGCAACTGGACCAAGGCAACGTTGAAGAGCCCCAGGCGGTACATCCACTTGAGACACTTCTGGTGATTGCTTTGGAACTGGTACATCCCGGTTAACGGATGTTGTCGTACACGCTTGAAGGAATACGCATCCGAAGAGGATTGCTAGTAAGGTCTTCATCTGAAGTCTCCTGATTTGATAGGTCAATGGATTTGTTCAACATATTTACAATTTCACTGTGTTGTTGTCGTAGAACTTCTTCGGCTCGTAAACCTTCTTCCGTGATTGTACGGATTGTGTCGTTCTTTTCTTCAACAACTTGATTGTACTCGTCCAATGCCTTTTGCATTTCTAATTCCCAAAGAGCACGTTCTTCAAGAACAGCTGCTTCGATCATTGGTTTAGCGCGACGATTAATTTCACCTTCAACCAACCACCCATACACTGGGATTTTATTGGCTGGCCACCAATTAAGGAACGGTACTCCTTCATAAAAAAGGATAGTCCCTCCAAACAAACAAAGCGTGACACCCAAGGTAGCCACGACTTTGCTGATTTTGCTTCCAATTAAGGCGCCAATCGTAATCATAAAAACTCTCCTAATTAGGAGACCCGGTTTTACAACCGAGCCGCCTGGACATGCATCCAATCAAAATTACGTTCACGGCCGAGTGCTATCCAGCCTTCAGCCTCCCAACATTCCCAGAAAGGAATGACATCATCAAGAGACAAACGAGCTTTTGGTTTCTTCCAACGAAGTTGGTTGCGTTCTGGGTCAAAGTCGATGGCAATACCCCAACTATGCATTGAGTAACGGGATCCACCACGCATCTTACGAACATTGAGAGAACCACCAAACAAATCCAGACCAAGTTTTTTGATGCCGGCATCTCCATAACGAGCTTCAACATGTTCCATTGCCCGTAAAGCACTGTCAGCAACTTTCTTGTGAAGAGTCATTTTCTGAATGTAACGACGTTTATCCCAGGCCAGGCGCATACGCCAAGGTGGGATGATACGTGTCTGATTTGTACCAACATTTCCATAGTAACTCATCACATCACGTTGACGTGGGAAGTTTGAACGAACTGTTGTTGGTAGATCATCTCGATCACGATCAGGCAGTAGATCTGCAGACGCTGTTGAACTTTTACGAAGTTCTTCAACTGTTTTTACATCAGCCACGCCTGATACAGGGATTTGACGAGAACGTTGGAATTTCTTGATTGCAGCTATTGTTGTCTTACCAACATAACCATCAATACCGCCTACGGGAAAACCATGGGCAGTAAGTCGACTTTGTAACCATTCATTAAATTCAGAGAAAGCCATATTGTTTCCTATTCATTTGGGTTGTACACAGGTGAACACGTCAACGGAGTTTCATCCTTATACCCAGAATCCCGGGCAGTTGAGATGTAACGAAGACATACTTTAAATGAAGTCGTAGGGACTTCAGGAATTTCTTGTCCATCTTCAGTATCAAAAAATGCATTCCACGTCCACAACTTGGGATCATCTTCAGCATCAGTGTACGACCCAACTCCTCGACGAGTAGCAAATCGTTCACCTGATGGACCTTCAATTGTACCAATCCATTGGCTTTCAACTTTCTGAGTTGCATCGGCATCATATAGAAAAAACGGCTGTATTGCGCCTGTAGGATCAGACACAATACGTAATGTAGCCGTTACAAATGGTTTTTCAGCGACCAACTTATCCCAATAATAAATAGCAGGACGTTCTGACATTAAAATCAAAATAGACAGAACAAGACCCGTAATTAAAACTCGGAACTCATCTAAGACAGTGTCTGTTTTAGCGGTACGAAACATAGTTTAACCTCCATAATCCGGACCATTATTGGCTGGATCATCATAATGGGATGGCGGGATATTATTATCCCGGTCATTCTTAGAATTCTTGGGTCCGATCTTATCACCAGATACAAACCGCTCAACTAACGTAACAGCAACCAAACCAATGAGGAAGGATGCTGCAGTTAGAGTACCAAGAGCTCCGGCCATACCATCGGGGATTTCACCAATCCACGGTTTCATGATAACTGGGGCTAGTACACCTACGCCGAAACTAACGGCGCCACCTACGAATATAACACGAAGTCCTTCTCGCCAAGTGGTTTTTAATACTGCTGCACGAACAGAACCACCAAGAGCTCCGAAGAACGTCAAGATGGCTGCTCGTTGATTGAACACTTCTGCTAAAAGGTTTGGATCTTTGGTATCCATTAGACAAATCCCTTGTCCGCAAATCGGGTATCAAGGTCGACCTCCGAGGTGCTACTGGTGTTGCGTGTCTCGTCTTCACCAATATGACGGAGGTAGGCTGCAAAATAGCTATCGCCTTTTGTCGTGTGGTCCGGACTATTCATGTGCGAAATGTATAGAGAAGCAACAAATAATTGCAATGCCGTTTCTAGGTTAGGTGGAATATCTATACTATCACTCGCTTCAATAACCGGATGTTTTGCTTGATAACGAACACGAACTTTATCACCTAATTCTTCCATAATAGATGAAGTGAAACGCAACGTGTCATACGTTGGCGTCATAATATGTCCATTAGTATCATGGGTGTAGCGTTTACCGTCTGAGTTGAAAATATCCAGAATTTTAACAAAATTGTCCTCAAAAGGATCAGTCTCTGTCTCATTCAAAAACGTTCCAACGTTAGCCGAAGAGAGTTTATATACGTGCTGGTTTTCCACAAATTCTAAATCAATTTGGCGAGTGATAATCGGGAATCGTGTAGAGAGATCTACCAATCCTTGATTAGTTAACTCCAGAACTGTGTCTTGGAATTCAGATACAATTTCATCCCGGGATACATCAGTATCGACCGCGGATGTGTTTTTCAATTGGCCTCGAGCCAGTCGTTTTGTAAAATCTTCGAACGTAAGCATATCGTTTTCCTTTATACAACGTAAGAACCATACGAAGAATTATCATCCAGTTGATCGGAAATCAGTGATGATTTTTCCCAGACTTGATTCAAACGATCGGTATCGTTTTGTTCGACTTCCTGTGGAATACCTCCAGGCAGCCATGGGCTCATATTTTGCAGCATTGAAACAGTATCGATGCAGTCATCTTTACCTTTAATGCCATCTTTTGTGGCCAAGGCAATCTGCTCAATAAAAATACCCAGTACCTTGGATGTCTTCATCTCTAAGGGGAAACGTATCTTGCCGGCCTTAAATAGCGGAACCACAAGATTAAATCTACTCAATTTATCGCTAACTGGTCGGATACCAGGTTTACCCTTCTCCTGAGTTAGGTTGAAGAACGTATCTCGGTATTGCATTTCACTCATAAGCCATTGAATAAAACCACCTTGTTGGCCTGTAATTTCGATACCAACTCCCTGAGGGCTGTATTCTTCAACCAAACGAAATAGATCGTTGACAGTAACATCCATGGTTTGGCGTTCACAAACCCCATCGACCCAAGTCCAATTACCTAGATTATCGTAAGCCCACACTGAAATGACTGAGTAGTCTGCAGTCTGTTTGGATGATGTGGCAAAGTCAGTTGTGATGTAGAAATTATATTTATGTTTGTTGGCAAGAATTTTGGCCCGCTCAACCCAAACAATATCTCCATCTTGAACCAAACGAGATTCATCAGATGTAATTCGAAGCATGAGCTCCTGGCGGAAAGATTTTAGCTTACCTTCCATTTTGGCGGAATTGTATTGCTCTTCGACATATTCGTATGAGAATCGATCTTCCCAGGCGCCACTGAATTCTTCTCGAGAACACGGGAACTTTTCACAAATTGGCCAAACGTTGACCTGCCATGCACCGGATTCAATTGCTTCATAGACGATGTCTTCTTTGTTAAAAGGAGTACCGTTCAAGATCATTTTTTGCCGGGTAGGGTCCAAAGCATACTGAACACCCGAATAAACAGTGTCTTTGATTGCATCCATTGCAGTTTTAGATTTAGAATCAGCATCTGAAACCAAGTCATCCATGACAGCAAGTACAGGACGTTTATTGAAAATTTTCGTACCACGAATACCAGATTTAGCACCAAACATTTTGACACCTAATTTGTGTCCACGCTTATTCTCGAACTCTAAATAATTTTCTGTGAACTTTGCTTTAGGCAACCATGCCTGTAGGAATTCAGAATTGTTGTATCGAAATTCAATTGAGTTACGAGCGGACTTCACACCGTTATCCATAGAATCGGATACATAGATCATTCCAGAAACAACTCCAAAATTAGGAAGAGTCCCGAATACAGCAAGATACAGAGTTAAATACTCCATGAAGAGTGTCGTCTTTGCAGTACCCCGGGCACATAGGTTTGCTGTTTTCCGTTGCCGAGTAGCTAACTTATCAAGCATTGCTAAATGCATGACAGGAGTTTTGTTATCTTCACCAATATCCCCATTAACAAGCTTGATGAAGTTCATGAATTTCAAAGAAAATTCCGAAGGAATGTATCCTCCGGATGAATTCAGTTCCAAAAAATCAACTTCGTTGAGATAATCATCAACGGTTTTTGCGGGGACGTAATCTTCCATGGTCTTAGTTCACATTCTTCATTTTACGAGCTGCTACATCGGCCGCTGATACATTAGGATCATGTTCGATTTGTCGTAGTTGTTCACTGGCCAACATATTAAGTTGGTTTTCGAGTGCCTGCATGCCATCATTCAAAGCAATATCGATCTTTACTTCTGCTTTGTTGTTCTCTGGTTTTTTCAGATGAGTGAGGAGGCTGTTTGCTGCTTCTACTCGAACTTTATCTGAAACATTCAAATCCATCATGATGGAGTGTTGTGTATTAATCGCATCTTGAAACATGTCTTGATTAAGAATCCAAGAAGGAACAATTGCACGCTCCATCACTTTGTTAACCAGCATACCTTTATTGTATGCAGTTACAATTGAAGCGATGTCTTTTTGAGGCTTCCCTTCGTCAACCATTTTTTGGTAACGTTCAGGGAAAGTAGATTTATACGAATCCAGGTTGGTTTTACCCATGACTTTGTGGCTGACGTACATCACAGCTCGAACATAGTCACCAACTTTGAATCGACCTTCCTGTAAAACCTGGGAGAAGGAGACAAAATTTTCTCGAATATACCGAGCTTCTTCTGGATCTTTTGACAGCGCATTAAGTTGATCGACCATATCTTGAGTCATGTTATTTCGACTTGCGACTGGTAGTGTATCTTGTACTTGTTTTAACGTGAGCATTGCCTTGATCTCTCAAATCATGTTACTTCACTCTTGCTAATAAACGCAAAACTGAAAACAAACAAGAAAAGAGTGAAATCATGGCTGTAACACAAACAACCGTCACTGGTCCAATTTACATCCCTAATCTTACAAAACCCGAGAACGCTAAGATTGTTTTTGAACTTTCTTCATGGGATCGGGAAGAAGGTGAGGCTACATTTGTAACCGGTCCATTCGTAGGCGCTATTGATGAAAATGGCGACTTCTCCGTAAACCTATTTACGACGACAGAAGGTACAAACCAAGCAGTTTACCATGTCAGCGTTACGTATCTAACAATGACAGGTCAATACACTCGTGAATGTATAGGAACAGTAGCTCTCTCTGGACCTGGTCCTTATAATTTAGCAGATTTAGATTTTATTGATCCAAATACAACTGCATCATTTGACTTATTAGCAGAGGTTAGGGCTAAAAATCTTAACATGGATTCTGTATTGGCCGCTTCTAATACTAATTTAATTCATGCTAAAGAATGGGCCGTCAATAATGAAAATGTACCTGTATCTTTAGCAGCTGGAGGCGGGGTTACAAGCTTTTCTGCAAAACATTGGGCTATGAAAGCTGAAACTAATTATCTAAATACTATTACTTCTAAGAAACCATCTACTTATGGTCCTCTGGGAACTAACGTTCTTGATGTTGCAGCAATGACAGCTTTAATTGCTGATCTTGAAGATGGTGATACGATTGATATGACTGGTAACTTTGATTTAAGCGGAGCAGATTTATCTATTAATGGCTATTCTAATCTAAGGGTTTATTCCTCAGGTGGTAAAATTACTTATGACCGCACTGATACCCACGGGCTGGAATTTGTATTTTGTCCGAATGCTAAGATTTGTGGTCTGAGCTTTACATCAAACGAAACGCTCGCAACTTGGATCGCTTACGATGCTGCTGAGCGTTTAAATTTTAGACCGGCACTAAACGTATCTCATTGTGATCATGTTACCGTTTGCGGTATTCGAACAAATGATGGTTCGGTCAGAAATGCTGTTCAATTAGTCAACTGCAAAAATCCAAACGTATTTGATAACCACCACTCTGGCTTTCTGCCAGACGTGGTAGGCATTCCAGAAACGGCAGAGGATCGTGGAGCGTGGTCTATCTTTATCAAGGATTGTAATGAAGGCGGTTCGGTTTGGGGCAACCAAGCTGATCACGCCGCATCTGGGATTCTTGTTGGCTCTTTGTCTGAAGAGATGTCTTTCTTTGGGAATACGGGCCGTCATTTACATGACAATGGAATTTACTTGTCGAGTGCCGAACATTGCTCATGTTTCGGTAACACTTACACTGATGTAAGTGGTACTGGCATTAAAATGGCCGGCAATAATAACGTGGCTACAGGTAATTCACTAAGACGTTGTAACGCGGGAATTGTTGTTCGTGGTCTTTATGTTCTTGATGTCGAAGGTTCTTGTGGTCACGGATCAGTGGTTTCAGGAAACACATTTCAGGATTGTCAGTCTGGTGTTTATGGAACGCTCACATCTCAAGATGGAGGTATCTCATCTGGTACTCGTGACTTATCAATCACTGGTAATGTTCTGATAAATTGCACATCTACTGGAACCGCACCTATTCAAGTATTTTGTACGAGTGGTTTATCCGTGATGAATAACATTATTCGCGGATTTGCTTCACCTCAAGCAATGTCTTTAAACAAAACAACGGCCGGTGATCTTGAGGATGTTAATGTCAGTCATAACACGATTAAAGGTGGGCTAGATTGGATTAGTGCAAACGGAGTAGTGCGAGGAATTTTTGATAGTAATAAGTTATCAGAATTGACTGGCGGTATTGTCAATGGAGTATTTGCTGATTGCGATAAAATTAAAATCACAAACACAATGACTGATGATGTAACTATGAGACCAGACTTCAGGCCATCACCTGCAGGGTTGATTGAGTGTTATAGTAATGAATTTAATTGTATTTATCTTCCTTTAGGGTCACCTAATAAAGACAACGCAAGTGATTTAAACTACAATGTTACTGTAACTGTGCCAAAGAAAATTGGGCAAAGAACATTATCTGCAGGTAATTTCTATCTAGCGATCGGAGTGGCATCAATCTCTGATTGGAAATTAATTACTTAAATTAATCACAAAACCCGGGTAATTAATTTTATCCGGGTTTTTGTTGACTTAATTTTGAGATATCCTTATAAGGATTCTCATGACTTACATTATTCAACATAATCCGCGATTCAATCAACCAGCGTAACTGGATGAGTAATCGTGCTTATCCTTATGGGATTGAGTAGATGATGTTAGAAGGCATACCTCAATTCTCAAAATTTGGTAATCACCATAGGCAATAAAGCCGGGCCGGTGATCTAAGTGAAAGCATGTTTCCCAGCCAATAATTCGATCAGGGTATAGCTCAGTTGGAAGAGTGCCGCACTTGGACTGCGGAAGTCGTAGGTTCGAATCCTACTGCACCATCCAAATAACCTGGATCACCATAAGAGTCGCCGTATGGAGGCGAATTTCTGTGTATCGGTTCAGCAGCTATTCCCAGCCTAGAGTTGTGGTGTTGGTCCCAGATTTCAACTAGTAAACCAGTAACTTTACTGATTTGGCGGATGGTGAAGGAATCGAACCCTTAACCTCTCGGTCAGCGACTGCATTCAAAACAGCTTGCTCCCATGAGCACCACCCTCCGTATCGGTGGCGGAAGAAAGAGGTAACGATCCCCAAACCTTGCGGTTCCCTCTGATTAGCAATCAGCGACAGAGACCATCCCTGCATTATCTTCCATATTTAAATTGGCACCGGCACTAAGAATCGAACTCAGATCTTTGGGTTTGGAAGCCACTATTCTACGCATTGAACTATACCGGCATGTTGACCTTTCTTTTTTGGTTTTTATGAAATCATATTGGTACGGATGAAGAGACTCGAACTCTCACGCCGAAGCACCGGTTTCTAAAACCGAAGTGTCTACCAATTCCACCACATCCGCACGAATATGATTTCAGGTATTATGATGGTGGGGAGATTTGGATTCGAACCAAAACAGGAATTATCCGAGAGATTTACAGTCTCCGACCTTCACCAATAGGAGAGCCTCCCCTTATCTTACGATAAGGATAGATAACTGAGGCTGAGCCAAGATGATGAGATAAACTGTTCCATGCAGGCTTCTTATCGAGTACAACTTTCATAGTCAACAGTAAGGAACATAAAATGCCAAAGAAACCTCACACAGCCCCAAACGTTCTTATGTTTATCAATGCAGAACACAAATACGCATTATTTGGTGATGATATCATTGTTCCATCACGCCAAGTGATGGAGGAAGGTTTTGGTGTTTATGTGGTTGGGCCTTGTCCTCACCTACATGACAATAAATTTACCATTCCAGTAGAAGACTACGATCACCCAACAATCCATTAATGAAGTGGTGCCGCCACGAGGGATTGAACCCCGGACATCCTCATTACAAGTGAGGCGCTCTACCTGTTGAGCTATAACGGCTAAATGGTTTTGGACCACTTCCAGCAAAGCCAGATAATAACAATTATTGTGAGAGTAGATAGCATCTCAAATCCTTTGGTTGCGAGAGTGGGATTTGAACCCACGATCTTCTGAATATGAACCAGACGAGTTGACCAGACTTCTCCATCCCGCTTAAAACCTATACTCAAAGGATATGACTCATGTCAACACTTTCTGAATCTAATATACTACACGCTGTTTTCAATGTTGGACCTCAAGGGGTCTTAATCGATACGGGTTTTCGTGTATATGATCTTGAACTGCTTCGCAAAAATATCTTGAACTTAGATTATTCATTTAAACGAGGACAAGAGTATATTGCGGTTCCAGTTTTTACTGGAGGTTCCAGTAAATAATGAAAATAAGTCAGATATTCTAAAATTAGATGCTGCAGTGGGATATCATTCTATTTCCCATATCCACAGTAGAATAATCTTCTAATATCCTGTCTGATCTTAGAACAAACGTATCGTTTTGAAAACTTGACAAGCCCATCCTCAAAATCGTACTAGCTACGCAGTCCTCGCCGGGGACCAGGGGCCAAGCTTGCTACAGATCCGTTTGTAAACAAACCCAATGGCTCCGCAAAAACCCTCACCAAAGCTCAGATCATTTCGAGGAAATAATCTTCGACAATCCAGGGAGTGAGGTAAAGATAGAATTGATATTATGTGTTCGCATAAATCCGCTTCCTTCTCCTTCTAAAATATCTCCACAGCCTTCACTCCAAGACTTAGCCTTCGGCACGTCTTGTCGCTTGTCTGCTGCGGTATTTTCTCACTCGAAGAAACCGTATTCACGCTCAACAATCCAGGGATTAATTTTTTAGATAGCCTGGAATTTTCAAAATTTTTATAGAGATTTTGTTTCATGTAACGACAGATGCAGGTTGTTTTACACTCTGGGGTACACCCCTCAATCAGTACCCCCTACCCTTTATATTATAGGGTTTAACCTACCCCCATATTTACACAGGTACACGACCCAGTCGCTTCGCTCCTATCGGATCAATCTAACCTTAGGAGACTATCATGTCCGTACTACGCTCACTATCCAATGCACTCATCACTACCTTCGACACTGTCGGTGCAGTAGCTAATACAGCACAAGAAACCGTTGGCATGGCAACTGAATATGTACACAATCGTGCTCACTCTCAGAAGCTAACTGACAAACAAGCTGTAATTGTATCAACAGCTAAAACCCTCCAAGTTCACAAGAAAGAACTGGATGCAGACGAAGAACTAAAAGCACTCTATGACGAACTCGAAAAAGAGTGGAACTAACAACTTAGGCTATCAGAGAAATCTGGTAGTCTGAGCCTTTTATTAGATAGATAGACGAAAGTTCTCACAGTCCTTCTCAGAGCCTTCCTCTACTGTCTACTTCCCAACATACCCATCAACTCTCAAACCAACTTAGGAGAGCTCCTATGCTTAACCCTGAACAGAAGAAAATCTTCATCACTAACTGCATTCTCACCATCCTTGGTATGCTTGCAGGACTACTAATCATAATCAACTGGAAATCAACTCCAGTTGTCTACTTCAACTATCCAAACAACTATTGTGTGGAAGTTGTCTCACCTAATCCGGATCACAACTGTGAAAATATGCCGGAGAAATATCAACACGAATGGAGTCGTAGATCATGAAAGTGTTTCGCATACAAAACGAAGAAAATCTTGGAATGTATTGCGGAGGATATTCAGCTAATACATTGCTAGATGACACAGCGTCCAAACATCCAATGCCTTACAATGACGATGCTTTAATGGAATCTCTCGAATCAGATCTTGGAATATATGATCAAGATTATCACGGACTTCAATTTGGATTTAGATCGATCTCTCAACTCAAAAGATGGGTCTATACTTCTAAAATTAAAAAGCTTTTAAAAGACGAAGGATTTTATGTAGCTGTATTAGAAGTTCCGCATGTTGCAGTTGGCGATACACAAGTAATCTTTGATTATACAACTTCAACTTTAATTGAAAAACTAGATGTCACGCTAATCTAAGGATCAACCAATGGAATATTTACTTTGCCTAACTTCAGATGATCTGGCAGCCTTCATTAAAATCACAGAGATGGGGTGCTGGTATCTACTCCCGAAAATGTAATCATCCAAAGTGAGTCAATCTTCACCTATGTCTTTGATTACGCAAAACAAATGTACTGTTTCCAGAAAGGAACATCATCATGAAACTGTCTGATTCAGACCGTCAACAACTATTCGAGCGTGCTCGATCAATTAATGAAAACTTAGGTTCCCTCTTCCAAAATCCAATGGAAATCACAATCGGTATGATTGATGCTGAGTTCGATCAAGTTAAAGCTTTCGAAGCTGAAATCTCATCGTACAAAGATCAACTTAACCGACTGAAATCACTAATTTAACTTAAACTATCTTCACCGAGTTCTCTTTCTGAGGGTTCGGTGTGGGTTGCTGGCAAGCTGCTTCGCAGCTCTTGGGAATACTCCCTTCTGAAACCGTGAATCTCATGAAAGGATCACAACATGTCTATTATCTCTAAGCCTTCAACTTCCAATGCAAAAACTGAGCGCGAACCATCTGAATTCGATGGTATGTGGATCAATGTTGGTGTCACCGTCAAAGACGAAGACGGTAACGAACAGTTCATCCGCTTGTCTCGTGGTATCGCTGTTGGCGATCTGAAACCAAAGAAAATCTATCCTAACATGTCGCCGGAATTCGCCGCACAAGTTAAGATCGAAAACCAGATGTTGGCTGAAATCCAGCAAGCTGCTCTTGGTCTCGGTGAAGGCGAATCTCTGTCTACTGATGCGCTTGGCGTTCAGGTATATCGCCGCAACGAAGAAGTTGATCCGTCTGCTGCCTCTGAAGGTACAGCTACACTTGGTCTGTTCAGCTAATCAACTCTAAAGTTCCTCCCAGAAGCCCTCATGCACTGTCCTAATGGATGGTGTGTGGGGGTTTCAAATTCTAAAAACAAATAGATTAAAAGTTCTAATTCAGTTCAACTTTTTTAACTGGATAGATTGACATATTCTAATCTTATTCGGCCGCTCTTCGCGCGTCTTGGATTGCCCTTATCGGGCAACAACTCCCTTGAATTACAAAGTTACCACACTGGAACCTAAAAGTTCCAGATCATTCAACTTTTCGCTGAAACCAGACTGGAGACTGATCTCATGTTTAAACGTGTCAAAACTATGTATGAAAACGGTGCATCTTGGCCTCTCATGTACACTTTGTACCCTCTCAAAGCACGGTTACTCCGTTGCTACATCTTCCTCAAAACAGGAGTTTAATCATGCAAGAATTCATACCAAATACAACTCAAAAAGAGAAATTTTTGACGCTGTTCCGTAAAAAATATCCTACCAAAACACGAATCGCCATTTTGAATTCAGGCATGGTAGTCAACCGACGTCCCAATTCAGGAAGTGATATGCTTGGTCAGATTATCAAGCTGGATGGTCTGTTTACAGTCTACTCACTTTGTGTCGGTCAACATTCGATGCTGGCTTTGGAAAAAATCAAAGAACCAGAGTCTGAATTGGAACTTCTAAAAGAGCGAGTTGCTCGATTAGAAGAAAAATATGGAGAATAGTATGTCTTTCAAGAAACTAAAATCCATGAAACGAATGTACAAAACCTACTGGACTATTTGGGCTATAGGATACCACCGTATTCCAGATTTTCGTAATGAAACTATTGAATTCAAAATATTCATTGGTCCTCTTGTCATAACATTTTGGAGATAATCATGATCAAACTTCCAACCAAAGATCAACAAACTGACCTCGAAACTCTCTACTCAAAATACCAATTACTACCAGTTCTTCGTGAACAGTTTGGTGAATTCCTGACTGATAATGATATGGCCGGTGATGACTTTGAGATGCATAAAGATATGCTCTCACAGATCTATCTGCATCGCCAAGCTGACGTTGTCACAATGGTTGGTATCCTCTCACCAAAGCATGGAACTCCTCAGGAAGTTGCAGATAAATTAGTCATGGCAGCTGAATTCGATCTTATCGATTACAACGAAATGACTGGAAAATTCATCGTCAAATATGAAGTGTCAGACGACGTTGTACAGATGCTGGAACGGTATCAATATCCTCTGCCAATGATTACAGAGCCTAACAAAGTAGCTCGAAACAATGAAACCGGCTACGAGACAATCAAAAACTCTGTCGTGTTGAATGGATCTCCATACTTTAAAGACAAAGACATGTGCTTGGATCATTTGAACCGGGCAAACTCTGTCGCCCTCGAGCTCAACTTCAAAACAATCACATCTGCAGAAGGAAAGTTCAAACAACCTAAACGAAAACCAGAAGAAAGCTTTGATGACCACCGGAAACGTGTTCGCCAGGCAACTGTATTCTTTGGTTCATCCCTCGAGATCATGGAAGGTTTGTCAGAAATCACAGACAAAATTTACATGACTCACCGGTATGATCGTCGCGGCCGGTGCTATGCATCAGGCTATCACATCAACACACAAGGTACTGATTACAACAAAGCAGTCCTTGGGTTAGCAAAGAAAGAAGTTATCAATGGATAACACTTTACGTGCCAAAATAGGTCGTTGGCTTTGTCGTCGAGGATTTCATAAATGGGGAAAACCATATGCTACTGCTTCAAAAGCATGGGGATTCTCCTGTGGCCATCATTGGCCACCAGCATTTGATCTTGTAAATGCTGACTTTGGTATAATTGAACATCACGTCATGCATTATACTAGAGGGTACTCAAAACAAGCATTACAAGATGCTGTTCTCTTTGGTCGTGGTGTTGATATGATCACCATCGATGAGTACCATCACAACCCTTATTTGGATTACATCAAACCTGATGTTTTACAACCAAAAGAGAAAGACTGGGGCAACAAGCGTAACTTCGTTTCTGGCCCAGAGACACCACCATCAAAATCCAAACGCGCTAAACTTCGCGCAAAACGTAAGAAAAGGACCAAATAATGTACAAAGAGACCGATTACCGCGGACAACATGTCATTCGAGAGAAAATCCAATCTTTAGTGACTGAAACTGTTACCTGGGATCAAGCATGTGACATCGTTTACAATGAATTCGTAGATGAAGGTTTGACCTCATCTACTGAGCAAGTGCTCGATCACAAACGCCGCGGCAAATAAACTCTAATTACAAGGAAAACCAATGCTTCAAGAACTCACCGGACTTCAATACCTAAAAGCTGAAATCGCATGCAAAAACGATAAAGCATTTGAAAAAGCAACTTGGGATGAACGTATTGAACATTTCGATACGCTCGACCTCACTGATGATAAAACATTCAGCAAAGCATCCGATTCGATTGGTTTACGTGCTGCTGTACAAGCCTACCTCGACACAGTTGCCGGCAAGCCATCCGGATACATGATTTCCTTGGATGCATGTTCTTCTGGTCTACAGATCCTATCTCTATTGGTTTCATGTCCTACCAGCTGGAACCTTTGCGGTGGCGTATCAACTCGATGTGTAGACAGCTATGTCGAGATTTACGATTCCATGAAACTTCATGGTGCCTTAACTCGTAAAGAAGTAAAAGCCGCCATCATGACATCTCTGTATGGTTCAGTAGCCATGCCAGAGCTTACCTTTGGTGATAACGTCGACATGTTCTATGAAACCATGGAAACTATGGCGCCAGGTGCATGGGATCTTAACCTAAGCCTACAAGAACTTTGGGATGAAATCCCTGGTTCAACGTATGATTGGGTGATGCCAGACAACTTCCATGCCTGCATCGAAACTCAAAAGAGTGAACTGGTTTCTTTCAAATTCTTGAATGAAGAATTTGCCGTTCCAGTGAAGGTAAATGAGCGTCCTGACTTCCACAAAGGTCTAGGTCCAAACCTTATCCACTCAATTGATGGGATGGTGGTACGAGAGATGTTCCGTCGTTGTATGTTCGATAAGAACGTTATCACTCGAGTCATCAACAACTTGAATGATACTGGCACAACTGGACGTTCAGCCGGCAAAGTCAAAGAACTCTGGGATCATTACAAAGAAACCGGTTTCCTGTCAGTTCGTATTCTGGACTTCTTGTATAAGGATACGATGGGTATCGTAGACCCATTGGTCATTGCTCAGCTGATCAAAACTCTTCCTGAAGAGCCTTTTGAATTGGTCTCAGTACATGATTGTTTCCGTTGTCACCCAAACTACGGCAACGCTCTACGTCTGCAGTACAATACCATTTTGGCAGATATTAATGACTCTAAGTTGTTGAAATCAATGGCTTCCCAAGTAACAGGTCGTACTCTTAATACCCGGAAAGTTGGCAAAATTGATCGTAACACGATCTTGCAAGGCAACTATCTCTTGGCTTAAAACAAAATATCCCCGCTTCCAATCAAGGAAACGGGGATACTTTTTGCAACAAGGAGAAAAAACATGGCCAAACCAAATTCACCAAACACCCCTAATAAATACTATTTCTACAACGATGCAACAAAAATCGTATGGTATTCTGATTTTATGCCTGAGGATAGAAATGATCTGATCTACATTGGTACATCAGATAATCCTAATCACACCATGGCAGCATCTGTATTTATGAAAGATATGATAGATCCTGTAGGATATACGTTACAGGAATTGGTTGAATTGACCGAATAAATCTTTCTCCTTCGGTTTTAATATTTCGAAGGATCAACCAAATGAAACAGCTTACACCTCGCAAAGCGAAAGCTTTTGTAGTCGATGCTCTGAAAATCGGTGAGATTCCATATCTCTCTGGCGCACCAGGTATCGGCAAATCTGACATCATCGCTCAAGTGGCTGATGAATTTAACCTCAAACTTTTGGACATTCGTCTAAGCCAAATGTTGCCAGAAGACCTTACAGGATTGCCTCAAATCGATCCTAAAACTATGAAAGCAACTTACACACCTTTCGACACATTCCCTATGGAAGGTGATAGCCTTCCGTTAGATCAAGATGGGGATCCAATGGAAGGTTGGCTGATTTTCTTGGACGAACTTTCTTCTGCAACTGAAGAAGTTATGGCAGCAATTTATTCTCTGCTTCTGGGACACCGTGTAGGCGGTAAAAAAGTTCACCCAAAAGCATTGATTGTCGGTGCCGGCAACCGTTCAGAAGATTCTGCAATCGCACGCCCTCTTCCAGATACATTGATTACTCGTATGCTTCCTATCTCAATGAAAGTGAGTTCAGCTGATTGGATACGTTGGGCTCGTGAGCCTGAAACCAATGCGAATGAAACTGTAATTGAGTTTATCGAAAAATACAGAGACATGCTGTTGGGCACTGTCCCAGCCGACAAACGTGAAGAACTCGAAACTTACGCCACTCCTCGTGGTTGGGGTAAGGTCTTCAAAATTGTCAATCGTCATGAGAAAGAAGCTAAAGCTTCAAACAAAAAACCTCGTGATGCAGCTGGAATTCCTATTCCAGAAGATCAAGCACCATCCGGTACTCCGCTAACACAAGCATCTCTGAATCTGATGACTGCCGCGGTAGGCTCTATGGCAGCCGTAGCGTTTAAAGAACACTACGATGAAACAATGCAGTTGCCATATCCATGGGATGCAGCTCAAAGTCCGGGTTCTACTCGTATTCCTGGTACTACAATGGGCAAAGCCTCTATGACTTCGTCTGTTGCTGATTACTTTATCGAATCTGATGAAGATACTCGTGATAAACTCATGCAGTATATGAACCGGTTCGATGGGGAACATCGTGCATTATTCACTCAGATCATTTCTGAGAAGCTTGGCTTCACTGCAAGCGATCAACGTCTGGTTTCTGATATTAAGAAACGCATGAAAGTCGATGAAATTGCGATTCCGGAGGATAAGGAAGAGGCTCCCTTTTGAGTTAAACGCATGTGATATATTTGGATCTTATTAGGAGATAAGCTATGAGCTTTTCAAATGAACAACCACTACTTGCTCAGCAAAACATCTGGGCAGCTGCTTCTTTAAAACAAGTTGTTGAAGAAGCACTTGAAGACTCTCGTTTCGTAGGAATGGCTCGTTATTTGGCCAGCATTGAAATCTTTTGGTCTCGACAGATTCCAACTGCATGTGCTGGCCATGGGTTTATCTTCTTCAATCCTGACTTCTTTGACTCGATTCCGGAAGAAACTCGAAAAACAGTCATTGCACATGAAGTTTGGCACTTGATTCTTCGTCACCTTGAACGTGGTAAAGAGTGTGATCCGTATCAACATAATATTGCTGCGGATCACGTCATTAACAACGCTTTAGAAGATGATGGCTTTACGTTTGATGGAACAGATCCGTGTAAAGATCCTCAATATAAAGGTCAGTCAACTGAACAGGTCTATAATACGATCTACCAAAAGACTGATAAAAACAAACCACCTCAAATCCCTGATGATTATGTATCTGCTGAGCAGATTGAATCAATGATTGAAGAAGTTCTCGATCAAAAAGGCCAAGGCACTACTCTTGATCAGCAAAAACAAAAAGCTGATGAAGATGTAGAAAACCTCGGTAAACAAGCCGGTTCTCATACAGGCAGTACAGGTATCACATTAGAAATCAGCCAACAAAAAATTCTGGTCATTGGCGCCACCTATCAAGACATCTTTAAAGACTATTTGGTGGATCCGCTGTCTGGCGGTAAACGAACATTTATGCGTCCAAATCGCCGTCAACACGGGCTAGGAGGCTCTCCTTTGCGTCTTCCAGGTCGATTCCCTAAAAGAGGTCACGCAAATCGTTTGACGCACCTCACATACGCTTTAGATGTCTCTGGTTCGATCTCACAAAAGCAAGCTACTCAGTTTCACCAATCAGTAAAAACCATTAAAGAATTACTGAATCCGGCGAAATTGACAGTCTTATTTTTTGATACCAAAATTGTTCTGGAAAAAACTTTCACAGACAAAGAACCATACACTAAAATCAAAGTGAATGCTGGTGGTGGTACATGCTTGAAACAAGTATATAAACGTACTGCTGAACTTGGATCCGAAGCTCTTGTGGTCTTTACTGATCTTTGTGTTACGATCCCAAAAGAACCAGAATGGGATTCAATTTGGATTATTCCAGATCGTAATAACCACATTCCATCTGGTCTCTATGGAAATGTTTATTTGATCCCAGATCATAAATAAAGGAAATATCATGTCACACTTTACTGGTCGTGATTTACTAAATGCAGGTTTCCCTGAAGGACCTGCATTCGGTGAAGCCCTAAAAACTGTCAATTTTGAGTTTACAAAAACTCGTATCACCCCTTTCAATTTACAGACCTGGGTTGACGAAAATAAACCAGCTCCTCGAATGGAGTTACAATCTTCTCCTCAGTTAATTATAAATTTAGAAGCCAATACAGATTCAGAAATTCATAACAAAAGTAAAGTCATTGAGACTATGACAGAAGTCATGAAAACACCTGTTGTACAGAAAGGTGTTGTAATGCCTGATGCTTGTCCTGCAGGTCCTATTGGTACTATTCCTGTGGGTGGAGTTATCGCTTCGAAAGGCTCTATACACCCTGGTATGCATAGTGCAGATATTTGTTGCTCTATGGCAGTCACAGAATTTAAGAGTACAAACCCTAAAGCTTTACTAGATGCTATAGAAACAGTGACGCATTTCGGTCCAGGAGGCCGAAAAAATGGTCATAGATTTTCATTATCCCCAAAAATGTATGATGCAATGAAAGCAAATCCATTTCTATCAAGCAACAAAGCTATTCAATTAGCTGTTGAGCACATGGGTACTCAAGGGGATGGTAATCATTTTGCTTTTGTTGGTGTAAATCAAGAAGGAAATACTTGTTTAGTAACTCATCATGGGTCTCGTGGTCCAGGAGCACTTCTTTATGTTAACGGCATGAAAGTAGCTGAAAAAATGACTCGGGCTTTAGCTGTAGGCGTATTAAAGCAAAATTCCTGGATACCTGCTGAATCTCAAGAAGGTGAAAATTACTGGGAAGCTTTACAAATAATCCGCAAATGGACTAAAGCCAACCATTCTTGTTTACACACAGCAGCAGCAGATTTAATCGGAGCTAAAGTAAAAGAACGTCATTGGAATGAACATAACTTTGTTTTTCGTGACACTGATGATCTTTTTTACCATGCTAAAGGAGCCACACCAATCCATAAAGATTTTCTTCCAGACACTAACGGTATTCAAATTGTCCCATTAAACATGACACAGCCTGTATTGTTAATTGAAGGAACCCGTACCGATATTAATTTAGGGTTTGCTCCACATGGAGCTGGTCGTAATGTGTCTCGAACACAGCATCAAAAACAATTACGAAATGAGTTTTACGCAGAAAAAGCTACTGATGAATACATTCTTAAAAACGAACAGTCATTCATCATGGAAACTTTTTTAAAAGAAACTAATGGAATTGATGCACGTTTCTTCTCCGGTAATATTGATATCACAGAATTACCTTCTGCATATAAAGATGGTCCGGCTGTGAAACGTCAAATGCATGAAATGGGTTTGGCCACTGTTATAGATGAGATTCAACCTTATGGATCGATTATGGCTGGTGATTGGGGAAAAAGATGCTCCTTGGCGTAAAAAGAAACTAACAAAAGGAAAAGTGTAATGTTCATCAATGGAAATAGCCTACTTAAAGCAGCACCAATAAAAGATATGTTTACAGATAAACAACGTTTTGAAGGAACATCTCACGGACTTGCAGAAGCTGGATATGATATTCGGATAAAACAAAACATCTCTTTCTTTCCTAACACACCGAAAGGTGGACCAGGTATTCTGGTGACTGAAAGAAATCAAAGCATCCTCCGTCAAGGTCGTTTTTGTCTTGCATCAGCGATCGAAGAATTTCAAATGCCTAACAATCTTGTTGGCGGTGTGAAAGACAAATCAACCTGGGCTCGCCAAGGACTGTCAGTTTTCAACACTGTCATTGAACCAGGTTGGAATGGATTTCTGACATTAGAGTTGGTGTTCCATGGTAACGAAGAAGTCAACATTGTTGGTGGCCAAGGAATTGCTCAAGTTCTCTTTGGTTTACTGACTGAATCTGGCGACTATGGGGATGGCAAATACCAGAACCAAGAAGATCGACCTGTAACCGCTCGCTCATAGGAGAATCTCATGATCAGTTATAAAGATATGACTTTCTGTTCAGCTACTGAATGTCGTAATGCACGATGTCTTCGTCGCTGGACAGATACTCAAAAACGTGCCGCGGATAAATGGGCCAAAGATTCTGGACTTTCGGAGACACCAGTATCTATGGCTGATTATTCTAAAGAATGTCTCGGACATTTCACAAGCGTAACAACAAACTCTTTCGGAGATACTGTTCTTTTAGATGGTAATGAAGTTGTTGCGGTACTCAACAAACCGGAACTAGATCATGCAACTCTTCCTAAAAATCCCACGAGTAGCTAAAGCCTTTGAATTCATGACTATAGCTCATGAAGGACAAATGTACGGCAATTTACCGTACTTTGTTCATCCTCTTGCGGTAGCAGAAGCTATTCCAGATCCAACAGAAGACGAGATAATTGCTGCTCTTCTTCATGATGTGATTGAAGATACTCCAATGGATAGTGACCTGATCAAAGCTTCTTTTGGTACTCCTGTGTATCAAATGGTAATGCTTTTGACCAAAGACACTTCTCTCTCATATGAAGAGAACATCATGGAGATTGTAGCTTCTGGTAATCGATCTGCTATAAAAGTGAAATGGGCTGATAATCTGGTCAATATGACCGGAGATAAAAGCTTCATGACAGATATACGTCGGGATAAATTAAACCAACGTTACTCAAAATCCTTTGAGATCCTCTCAGGTATCTTGCGGATGTAATCTGACAGCCGGAAAGACGGCTCCAATCATGAAAGAGATTAATATGTCCAAACACAATACTACTAAATCTGGTGCTATGCGTGCCAGTATTGGTACTAAGATCAATACTGATCTGGTCCCATTCGAGCTCATTGTAGCTGCAGCTGTAGGTCTTGGTTTGGGTGAGCATAAATATGCCGCCCGTAACTTTGAAAAAGGTCTCAGCTACCGCTCATTGATCAATTCCATTGAACGTCATTGTAAAGCATTAAAGGATGGTGAAGAACTAGATTCTGACACCGGAATTCCGCATTACATGTTGATTGCATCATCGACTGCCATGTTGGTCCATAACCGCATGCAGGAAGTGATCATCGACGATCGTCCAGAACCTAAGCAATGTAAGTATTCAATTGCTGATCTCGCTGAGATTGGTCAAAAAGAATTGCTGAAAGCATTGGCTTACTTTGAGGAGAAAAAGAATGGGAAATGAGATTTATACCCATCCTGGACAGCCTCAAATGCAGGTGGAGGTCATCTTGGCCTCCCAACCTGCTGATTCATCTGTCCATAAGCCGATCTATACGATTCGAATGCGTTATCCTCGACCAATCCATGGTGAGATTATGACACACCGAGTTTTTGGCCGTAATGCTCGTTCATCTCGTGCTGTACCTGTACGGACAATGTTGCTTGAAGCAACAACAATCCCTTATGTTCCATGGCATTGGGCTAAAAATAAGCCCGGAATGCAAGGAACAGAGCCACTAACAAAAGAAGAAGAGATCAAAGCAAAAGCCTCTTGGCTGCGTGCTCGTGATACTGCTGTTGTCGAAGTGGAAACTTTGTTCGATCCAGATGGCCTCAACATCCACAAACAAAACCCCAACCGTTTGTTGGAACCGTTTTCGTGGATTGACACCCTGATCACTTCAACTGACTGGGATAATTTCCTTTGGCTTCGTGATCATGAAGCTGCTGAGCCTCACTTGCAGGATCTAGCACGTTTGGTGAAACAGGCGATCGATGAAGCTACTGTGCAAGAACTGAAGCCCGGTGAATGGCACATGCCTTACATCACACCACAAGACATCCAACAGCTCATTATACGTCCAGATGAGGACACTGAGCGGGCTATAGATGAACTGGGTTGTGATGGTCAGGAACTGTTGAACATGGTCTCAGCGGCTCGCTGTGCTCGTATTTCCTACAAACCATTTGATGGAAATGCTGCATATCGTGCTGAATTCAATCGGTATAATATGCTTGTGTCTTCGGATCGTGTTCATGCATCTCCTTTGGAACATCAAGCATACGGTGATGAACAAATTGCTT